TTATTTTGTCCGTCTACTAAAATTGTTTTAAATGCATAATTACCAGGCTGATTATAATCTACTTCTGCTGTAGGATTGCCTGGTACCCATCTGTCTAGATCTTCATCATAAACTAATGCTTGCCCGTCTTGTACATCAGGAACATTTACATCTAATAATTCACCTAGTCTGTGATTACTAATGTCACTTACTTGTCCATAAACATAACCTTTAAACCAAGCGTCTGTTCCATCTGTTCCGTTTTCAAGTACTTGACTTGTACCATCATCTGCATAGATATCGCCGACTTGATCTCCGTATACTGTATTGACTGTAATGTTTTTGTTGAATACAAAAGTATCTGAACTTAAATCGTATGTGATTGTAGCATAGTTATTTTCTGTTAAGTAAATTTCAATACCAGCACCGTCGCCACCGCCAGTTGATCCTTCGTTAATTGTAAACAATTGATTAGTAACATAGTTGTTTACAACCTGATCACCTTGTACAATTAAGTCGCCACCTAATACTAAATCACCTGCAAAAATATTGTCAACATACAAGTCGCCAAAGTAGTTAGTAGGACCACCGATATTAATTGTCACTCCATCACCTGGAATAATATCAGTATCTACGGCTTCGAAGTCGGGAATAATATACCAACCGCCCACAGTGTATCCATCTGAGATACGCAGTTTTGTATCTCGCATACTGTAAAATAAGTCGCCAACTTCGCCAACGAAGTTGTCTGGTTCTGCTGTAGGACGGCGTGCGGAACCAACTTTGTAAAGTGTTTCACCTAAATCTCCACCGGCCTGGAGATTAGGATGCACCTTAGGGCTAGGCATTTTAAAAATACTCCTTATATAACATATTTATCGGTTTTTATTGCAATTTTTGCCAGGATATCTTGCGGAATCTTTTTACAAAACTGTTACAAAACCTATACTTGACTATTGCTAAGTAGTCGTGTAGTAATACTACTATTGTGAGCGACGGGGTAAAGCCGTCAAACAAAGGAGAAAATATGGAACTACTCACTCTATGGAGCCTTGTTGGCTTCTTGCTTGCTGCCTATGCAGTTATAGCAAACGATTCAGTACAAACGCTCGGTACTTGGATGGCATCAAACAATGAGCGATTTAACTATAAAGTATTATGGGCAGCCGCTTCGGCTGTTTTATTATATACACTCTGGTATGGGTGGTATATGAACGGAGGCGACATCAGTTATGGTCGCTTAAATAAAATACCATTCCAAGAAGTGCAATGGTATCACGCAGCCGCACCGGCCATTCTTGTTGCACTGACACGAATAGGTGTGCCAGTTAGCACAAGTTTCCTAGTGCTGTCAGTGTTTGCTAGTACCTTTGTACTAGAAAAGATGCTGATGAAAAGCATTATGGGTTATGGTGTTGCAGCCGCATTTGCATATGCAGTATGGTTTGCAATACACAAGTTCTTTGGTAAATGGTATGATGAAACTCAGCCGGTAAGCGAAGGCAACAAAAAGTTTTGGCGGGTAGCACAATGGGTTGCAACAGGAGGACTTTGGTTCACTTGGTTGTCACATGATGTAGCAAACATCGCAGTATTCCTTCCAAGACAAGTGCCACTAGACCTAATGGTGTTTGTCAGCATAGTATTTGTTGCTGGCTTGTTCTTTATGTTTAGAGAGCGTGGCGGCAAGATACAACAGATTGTATTGGAAAAACACAACACTAGATATGTGCGCAGTGCAACACTGATTGACTTGTTCTATTGGTTGTGCTTGTACTTCTTTAAAGAACTGAACGACATCCCAATGTCAACAACTTGGGTGTTTGTAGGTTTACTTGCAGGACGAGAACTAGCAATGGCAACATACTTTGGCAAGAAGAAAACAAAGAGTGTGTTCCCACTAGTAGCAAAGGACTTTGGTAAGATGATGGTAGGACTAGGTGCTAGTGTTGCACTAGTACTTGCTATACATTATATTATTCTTCCAAACGGACTTTAAATACCTGTAGAAGGTATGCTAGGGTCGTAGTTTACACATCTGGCTACGACCCTTTCATTTAATTCGATTGATATTAAGTAATTGTTTAAACTATCTCGTCGATATTCACATTTTTTTAGTGTTGAATGTTGTGTACTACTCCATCCATCTGGTGCGATAATGTCTCCAGGCTTCCATGTTCCGTCTTGCATTAGAAACATTACCACTAAAAAGTATTTCACACCGGCTGCACTACTTCCATTTCGTCAACATAGCGTTCTAAGTTAGCAATATAGTTTACCATACTATGGTCACTAAAGTTGTCGATGCTGCCTTTCTTTAAACCCATCCACATGCCACGCCAACGATCCTTAATACGTTGTATTGTTGTTAGTTTACGTACATTACCATATGCATTCATATAATGTTCACAACCATCATGTTTATAACCCATGATAGCAAAAGGTACACGTGTAACAATATCGTTGTTGTTTACCCAGCGATGATGTTTGCAATTTAAACTGTTTACAAACTTACGCCAACCTACTCGTGGTGAACCATATGTATACACTTCTTCAATGTTTGGCATTGCAGGATCGTCTTCACAACGGCTAGCCATAATAGTTGTCATAGCAGCACCTAGTGAATGTCCGCAGAACCATGCTTTGCGTGTTTTACCACACTCACGTAAATCTTCTAGTACCATTGGCCAAAGTTCGTCTACTTCTGTTTTGAAACCTCTGTGAACACGACCTACTGTTTCTGCCATAACTGGTGCAGCTTTTAAGTCTGCTTTAATGTCATTAAACTCGCTGGGTTGTGTTCCACGACAAGCAATTACAATATCTGTTTTGTTTTGGAAACGATATGCTTGTGCTCCGCCGTTATTATAAAATTCTATTTCTGTAAAGCCTAATGCTTTTGCATCTTTTTTGACTTGTTTAGTATCGTCACTGTATGCTATACTCGCAAGTTTAGCAAACAGAAGACTCCGTTGTCTAAAATTCATGTCTGAAATCATTGTCATTCTCCTCAAAATTATTTATTGACATTTAAATAAAAACTGTGTATATTAGTAGAAACATAGGAGTAAGTATGGATATTTTAATTGCAGGTTTTGGTTTTGTAGGTCGTGCACATGAAGCAGTTCTTAAAGAAAAACACCATACACACATATACGATCCTGCGCTAGGATATAATGATTTTTGGAAAAAGCCAGACTGTGCTATTATATGTGTAAGTACACCTCCAGCAGAAGATGGTAGTTGTAACATAGAAAATGTTATCGACACTGTTAGTTACTTAGACGAAGAAGTTCCTATTCTTATTAAAAGTACAATTAGTTTAGACGGATGGCGCAGACTTAATTTTATGTTTCCTAATCACAAACTAGCATTTAGTCCTGAATTTTTACGTGCTGCAACAGCCATAGAAGATTTTAAAAACAGTAGAGTAATTTATGTAGGTGGCAAAGAAGAATTGTTTTGGCATACTGTGTTCCGTCTTGCATTTAATGACAGTACATTTACTACACAAATACAAGATCCTGAAGTATTAATACTTGCTAAGTATTTTCGTAATAGTTTTCTTGCTTCTAAAGTTGCATTTTTTAATCAAGTATATGACTTATGCGAGTCAGCAGAAGTTGACTTTACTGCAGTAGCAGATGTAGTTGGAGCAGATGAACGCATTGGGTACAGTCACATTCGAGTTTCAAAAGAACGTGGATATGGTGGCCATTGTTTTCCTAAAGACATAAGTGCAATTATCGAAACCGCAGATAAGTATAATACAGATTTGTCTATACTCGAAGAAGTTAGACGTTATAACAATGATATAAGAAAGGAATAGTATGTTTCCAAGTCTTGAAAATTTAACAGTTGAACAAATGCTGCACAAGCAATTAGAGTTTAAACAAAAACTAGGACAAGCAACTAGTGCTGGAATGAGTCCTCAAATTATAGAACAAATACAAACTATGATTGACTTTTTAAATACCGAAATACGTACTAAATCTGAGATAGAAAAATTAGAAGAAGCTAGAAAGCAAGCAATAGAAGAAGACAAAGACGACGGCGATGGTGTGTCTTTAGATATAGGCAGTTAATAATTGAATAACAGTAATGAAATAATCGTTACAGAAAATGATTTGGTAGAAATGATGCTATCAGATATAAATCCACATACGGTGACAATGAAAGATACAGTAACAATAGACAAATATAATCATCTGTGCAGTTTATTTTTATTCAATGATACTATTGATGTTGAAACACCAGATGACGAAACAGATAAGTATAATAAAGCAATAGAGCAAAATTGGTTTATGCCAGACGAGTTCCAACAATTTGATATTGAAACACACGTATTAAGTTTGGCAACTACACCCGAGGAAAAACAAAGAGTAGAACAGGAGTTACAACTTTACAAAGAACGTGACATGGTTCCTGTACTTAAATTTTTAAACTATCTTGTACACACACTACGTCAAGATGGAATTGTATGGGGTGTTGGACGAGGAAGTTCTGTTGCAAGTTATATATTATATTTGATAGGTGTACACAAAATTAATAGTATTAAATATGATTTAGATTATAAGGAATTCTTTAGATGAGCAGACGTATTAAAACAGCTCGTGGTCAAATGATAGACATGGCTGCACTTAGTGCTAGAAATGAAAAAGTAAGAGCTGTTGGTAATGTGCTAATGAATGCACGTGGAGACAGACTAAATCCAGACGGCAGTGTAAAGTATAGTGCAGAAGACATTGCACGTATGTCACAAAATACAAAAACGCCTCCGCAGCAAACTGCTATCAGTGATCCAAAACCAATTACACAAACTAAATTAGAGCCACAAGAAGAACAGGCTATTATGGAAGAATTTGATCCTCCTGCAGAGCCAGAAGCAATTAGTAAAATTACAAAAACTAGAGAAGATGGATCTCAGTATATGGAGATTGAATATGATGATGGTAGTATGGAAACTATCGAACTTAGCAATAATGAGGAATAAATGAGACAAGTTAGAGCAACAGCAACTAGCGTACTAGGATTTTTTGTTAATCCGCCAGGTGAAACTACAACTAAAAGCGGACTTATTATTTTAGACGACGATGCAAACGAACGTGGAATTAAAACACGTTTCTTTGAAATCCATGATGTAGGCGAACGTTCAGAAGTAGCAAGTGATGTTAAAAAAGGTGACATTGTTGCTGTACCACACGGACGCTGGACACGTGGATTTGACATTGATCACCCAGAAGGTAAAAAACTTTACGGAATTGAAGCAAAAGAAATCATGGGTGTATATCAAGGTGATACAGCGGATATTATCTAGACTAGAAAATTACGTAGCATGGTATAAAAAACTACGCAGTCAAGGCTATAAACGTCTTGACTGTTTCTTTTGGGCAGTATATAATAGTAAACATTATACAATTGAAGGCATATATAAATGAAAGACATCTGGGTAGAAAAGTATCGTCCTAAAAAAGTAGACGGATACGTATTTAAAAACCAGTCGCACAGACGACAAGTTGAAAACTGGATTGCTGATAAAAGTATTCCGCATTTGCTATTTGCAGGTAGTGCAGGCACAGGTAAAACTACACTAGCAAGGATTTTGATTAACGAACTAGATGTACAGGATGCTGACGTATTGTTTATTAACGCAAGTCGTGATAACGGTATTCATTGGGTACGTAATAAAATTACTAATTTTAGTGAAACAATGCCGTGGGGAGAGTTTAAAATCATTTTACTCGACGAGGCGGATTATTTGTCTCCGGATGCACAAGCAGCACTACGTGGAGTTATGGAACAATACCATTCCAGTGTGCGTTTTATTTTAACTTGTAACTATCCAAATAAAATTATTCCTGCACTACAAAGTAGAACTCAGATTATACAAATACAACAACAAGATCCTGTTGAATTTACTGCTCGATGTGCTGAAATTTTAATTACAGAAGGTGTAAAATTTGATTTAGACTTACTTGATACATATGTAAAAGCAACATATCCAGATATGCGCAAGACTATTAATAACTTACAAGCTGCAACAGTAAACAATGAATTAGTAAAATTTGAAGCAGATCAGACTGATACTTCTTGGCGTATTAAAATGGTCGAACTATTTAAAAGTGGTAATATCAAAGAAGCTCGTAAACTTATTACAGTAAATGCGCCTCCTGGTGAGTACGAAGAAATCTATCGTTGGTTGTATGATAATATTGAATTATTTGGAGATACAGCAGACAAACAAGACGAAGCAGTTATTATTATTCGTAACGGATTAGTTAAACATGTAAGTGTTGCTGATGTTGAAATTAATTTAAGTGCTACGCTAATCGAGTTACAAATGCTATGAGTACAGTAATTTTTGTTGCACTAGAAGATGAATTTCCAATGTCAATGGCACCAAAAGGTATGAATGTTGTGTATACTGGCATTGGTAAAATAAATGCAGCAAGCAAAGTGGCAAGATATCTTACCGCAAACCCACATACTGAATTAGTTTACAATTATGGAACAGCTGGAGGTGGAGATGACAGTGTTGCTGGAGAACTATTAGGTGTTAGTGCACTAGTAGAACGTGACATGGATTTAACTCCACTTGGCTTTCCCAAGTTTGTGACACAAGAACGTCAAGTGCCTTACATTTATACCAGCAACAGAGACACAGAAATTGTATGTGGCACCGGTGATAGTTTTGCTCGTCCAGAAGATCCTTATCACATTGTGGACATGGAAGCATATGCAATTGCTAGCGTAGTAAGACAGTTTGGTATCCATTCGTTTTACTGTTACAAATATATTAGTGACACTGATTCCGATGAAGACCCAGCAGAAGCATGGAAAAAAAATGTGTCAAAAGGTGCAAAAAAGTTTGCAAATGTCTTGACATATTAACAATTAGAAACTATATTAAATAATGTAAGCAATAACGTTTACGAAAACTAGGACGAGTAGGTCCGCATAGGCCGGAGGCCGCAACTAAAGGAAAAGTAAATGGAACTATCATACGCAACCCGTGTGAACAAAGAGTACGAAACTAGTGCATCTAACTTTGTCACACTACAAGAACGATTAAACGAAGCACTAGAGAAAGCACCATTTTTCGCTGCACAGCTAGATCAAATGGTGTCCGAATTTAAACGCAAAAATAAACAATGGAAAAAGTTTAGTGACTTACAACTGTGCAAAGCACAGGTAACTCCACTAGATAAAATTCTCATTGATGCTAGTATGCAACGACAACCTAATATGCGCCACGTACTAGAAATTTTACAAAACTTCCGTGAAACAATGGTTATGGCTATCCAAGTTTACGTAAACGAGGATGGAAATTATGTGGCTTGGGATGGCCAGCATACGGCTCTTGCTTTGTATATCTTGGCTACTAAAGTATTTGGTGATCGCCTAAAGGCATGTGAGATCCCAATTGTTGTATATTGCACAAGTCAAAAACTTGAAATTCGTCGTAACTTTATTTTATTGAATGGCGATGCAAAACAACCACTAGACTTTATCGACACATATAAGCAAATGGTTTATGGTGTTAAAGTTGATGGTGCAACAGACCAAGAATGGGTAGACACTGCAAAGAAAAATGACTACTTCCGTGATGCAGACTTGTTTGCTACTAACAGCAAGTTTGGTGATGACGACGAAGCAGGTGCATTTACATTGCTTGCAGATACTACAATGAGCAAGAGCCTGAAAACACGTAAAAATCCAGAAGTAACTCGTATGTTTGCAGACTACTGGACTCGCTTAAATGCAAAACGCCCAGTTGATGCTAAAGAAGCTAGACAGTTGTTTGAATACTTTAACCTGTGTTACGAACAAGGCATTACAGTAGATGATGAGTATGTAAAAGAGTTTGTAGAGTTTACTAAAGACTTCTTTGAAGCAGACTTTTCTCCTAACGGAATGTTTTGGGATAAAGTTAAAATGGCATACGAAAGCTGGTATGCGAAAGCTAACCCAGACAGCTACAACGATTGGGGTGTACGAGGGTTTACTACAGAGATGCGTACAGGACTTCCGTTCTTAATTGCACAGTTGAAGAAAAGTACAAATCTTAAAACTCCTAATTACACGCCAAACAACGGCTTCACAGTTTCTAAAGAGGACTTGTGGGACTAATGGCTAAGTTGTTAGATAAAGATAATCGTAAGATGAAAAGCCCGGGAGTACTGCGTGAGCAGTACAACCGAGGTGCTAAGTGTATGCTTGAAGACTGTGATAATGATTTGAGTATATTCGATGGACCTGGTGGTAACATACTGTGTGAAGAACATCAACTCGAATGTGTAGAGTATGGTGGAATGGGCAAGCCCGAACGTCCACATACATTTTATAGAGGTTGGGAATGTAACACATGTGGGTATGATCCACGTGAAGATCCTGAGATTATATCAATCGAAGATCCTTATCATCAAGTAAGAGTGGCTCGAGGTGTTATGCACGGTGACCATATTAAACTAAAAAGTCATGGTGGTAGCGATACAGAAGACAATATTAACACACTGTGTTGTCGTTGTCATATGATTAAGAGTTACAAAGAAAAAGATTATCTAGGAAATCGCAAATAAAATTAAAACTCATTGAAAACGCAGGATTCTTTTTTTGCGTTTTCTATTGACATACCGAGATGTCATGCTTATATTATATATGTAAGCGTTAGAAATGAGGTAATAATATGACCGTCAAACTTCCACATACACTTTGTGTTTTTGTTAATGACCAACAAAAATTATATCACATTTGGGCTACAAAACAAGAACAGTTTAAGAAAAATGTAAACATTGCTAATGCCTTTTCCAAAGCAGCATATGCACTTAGCGGAAAAGATTCTGCACAATCGGGTGCAACTACTTCTTTTTACCGTGTGTTAGCTAACACTAACATCAATGACTGGGTAGTAGATTACGTAGAATTGGATCACGTATCCAAAAAAGAATTAGAAGAAAACTACAAAATCTATAAAGACCTATTAGAAGATCAAGGTTATACTTGCTGTTCACGTTCTAATACTTGTCGTATCCAAACCGGTAAGTATGCAGGAAAAAAATGGAAAGCAACAAAACTCGAAAACTTGCGTTATGCTCAAGTTAAAACACATGCACTAAACATGTTGCAAGATTGTTTTTATTCAGCAAAACATATTGATGCAGAATCAAACATTGTTGCACGTGCTGTTTTAAAATTAGATAGCCAGGTAGAGAACATTAGCCAAATGTGGCAGTATGTTTACAATACATATCATGCTGCAAAATAAATTATAAACTATTGAAAACGCAGGATTCTTTTTTTGCGTTTTCTATTGACATTCGTACCAAGATGTCTTATATTATATATGTAAGTTAGTTAAACGGAGATACCAAATGACAGTAGCAGTTGATAACACAATGCAAACAATTGAATATTGGGATGCACAACAAGCAGATCAAGGCTTTGAAACTACTTGGAGCATTTGGGAAGCCGATAACATTGACCAAACAATCTTCCAAGAAAAAAGTCATCGTGTGTTTTATCGTTTCATTCGTGGCGATGCTACAATGGAAGAAATTCAAAATGACACTGCTTGGGTAGAAGTTAGTGCTTTCACTGCCGGTGGCACAGTGCGTGACTTTTGGCGTGCTGCAGAGTCTTGCTTTCAACAAGCAAAGCAACAAGGCGACTGGCATACTTACATCGAAGACTTCGATGCTACTCTCGAAAATGGTTTTGAACTAGTAATGGGATCATAATAATGCAAGGTTTAGGTTACCAACAAGCAAGACAACAGCGTATAAGCGAAGGCTATACTGCGTCTAATATGGAAGCAAAAGGAAACGAAGAATTTCTTTTATACTTCGGTAGGGTACACGTCGATGATTTCGAAACAGGAATCACTGCACGTGGATTACTTAAAGTCGGAAGAGGTAAATTCAAAACTGCATTAATGCGTGGTCGTAACCAACCAGGCGTTGATTTTAGAATCTATGCAGAAATTATTGTTTCTACTAACAAAGAAACTCACGAAATTGAAGAAATAGCACATAAAGTACTAGCAGATAAACATGTACCAGGCAGTCAAGGTCAAAAAGAATTGTTTAATGTAGCTGACAATGAAATAGTCGATACTGTATATTCTATTGCAGAAGTTGCAGTCGATAACTTTAATTTAAATATTCAGGCTATTAACTTTTATTTGGACGGAACAAAAACATCTGCAGCAGATGAAGATATTCCAAAAAACCAGTTTCCTGATTTATTTGTTCAAGAAAACTCTGCTCCAAACTTATTTGAATAGGACTCTAGTATGATACGTATTGAAGGATTGACTACTAAGCAAGTAGAAATGTTAGATAAGTTGTGGTCATTTGATACAACTGATGAAGTACTAGAATGGATGAAATCTCTCAGCGAAGAAGATTTTAAAATGGCTGTTACACTGCAAGAAATGGTTATCGACCAATTACTAGAACAACCTGCCGAGTCTGATGTAAGCATGGCACAGGATATGTTACGTAAAATGGGCATCAAATGTTAGATGACCACGCAGCAGAATTGTTTGCTGAAAACATAAACATGATGGTACCATGGTACTTAATAGCAGCATATGCGTACTACAAAAAAGATGAACCTATACTCAGTGATGCGTTCTTCGACGCTATGAGTAAAACTATGTTGGAGAGATGGGATGACATTGATCATTTTCACAAGCACCTTATTAATGTTGATGACTTACAAGCCGGAACCTATCTTGGCGACTATCCCAGTCGTGTCGAAGGCGCCCTCGAAGATATCAAAGAAAATCTAAAAAAAGATTGATTTAGGTGTTGACAAACCAAGACATCATACTTATATTATAAGTGTAGACAGAGAAAAGAGGTTACTATGCAAATCACTGATATTAAAACTGGCGTTGAAGTTCTTATCGAAGCAATCAAAACTGACTATCGTGATTGGATGTTACGAGATGATGAGTACACAACGGTACAACAAAATATGGTAGATGCATTTGAATCAGGCATTGGCTATTCAGAAGGTAAAAAGTATATTAAGATTACCAAAGAGAACAACGGCTGTGTTTGGGGATTTGTTGTTAAAGAAGATGGTCCTAAGTTTAAAAAAGGCGACATCTTAAAAGCAGCAGGATGGAATGCTCCTGCAACAAATGTTGCACGTGGTAACGTGTTTGAAAGTTTTAGCATTAACTGGACTGGTCCAAAATATCTTAAAGGTTGACACATGACGGAAGATGCGTTATACATAATTTATGGCAATCAACAAGAGGCTAACATGACAGAACTTTTTCAAGATATCGAAACTCTTAAAGACGTCCTAATTGCATGGGAAGAAGGTGCGTCAGATGAAAAACGTGCAGCACGTCATTCACTTATACGTATGCTTGCTCGTAAAGAACATGAAGCAGCAAAGTTTGAAGCTGATGTAGAAGACATGTTCGATAACGTTCCTGTATGATTAAAGACTGGTCCATAGCAGAGATCAAAGCCCAAGTAGATCGTATCGCTTGGGCTGAATCAGATCCTCGTATGGACGGTTATGTTACATGGCGCTGCAAAGAAGATTTATATTCAATATATTGGTATGTAGAAGATAAATTAAAGAATTGTAGTACATACGGTAAAATAGAAGAAGATTTACACGAACTTCGCAGAGAAAAACAAATTATTAAAAAACTTGGAGGCAAGATTGAAGATAAGTGAACTTGATACTAGTATTGCAGAAATCTTGCAAAACTACAATCATCCGCTGTTTGAGCGAGCATTTCAGATGATTGAAGATGAACAATTTGTGGAAGATGATGATGACCAGCAACATACACCTGAACTCACCGATAAATGATATCCAACAATTAATGGCAATTACTGCAGAAGAATGTGGTGAACTTACACAAGTCTGTATGAAGATTATGCGAAAGTATAATTCACTCGAAGGCATTGAAAGCGATAAGTTCCGTGAATTATTAGTTGAAGAAGCCGGCGATGTATTGTGTATGTTAGAACTATTAAGTGAACACAATTTATTTGATTGGAAAGAACTGTACGATCGTGCAGATGTAAAACGTAACAAACTTAAAAAATGGAGTACATTGATCAATGATGAAAACTAAAGCACCCACAGACGGTCGTGTAGGCATCAAAGAGCTTATTGATTTTTTTCAAACTAGTGCAAACAAACTCACTGCAAACGGTGATGATGATAGTGCATTTTACTTTGAGCAAGTTGCGGATCATTTGCAAAAAAATCCTCATAAAGGTCTCCAAGAAAAAGTTGAAAGAATTTTAGGAATTTGACATCTTTTTTTAAAAAAAGACTTGACAAACCAAGACATCATGCTTATATTATATATGTAAGCAATAAAGAGGTACACAATGATTTACTCACTAGTAGAAGCACAAGTTCGTGAAGCAGCAGCTAACCCAGAGAACATTGACTATGATGGTTCTATCAACTGGAACTTTGTTGATTCGGATTGCTATATGAGCGGAGTAAACAAGTTTTTTAAAGACGACGAAGCGTACTACGAAGCGTGGGACGAAGCTGTTGAAAAAGTTATTGCTGAACAGCCTGTAGAACTAATGAACACTCAACTTGAAATGGATGTATAATGGCTAAACGTGGTGAACTAAAACCTATGGATGCTTGGGAACATACAATTCGTTCGAACGCTGTTGCGTACAACGTTGTTATGTTTCAACCAGGCAAAAGCAGTCGTGTGTATCAGAGTTTTGATAACTTAGAAATGGCTGTAGCATACAGCAAAATTACACTGCAAGAACCTAATAGAATTCGCAGTGCAATGATTTACGCAATCGACGAAGGCGAGCACCATGCACTAGTTGGCACTATGGGCCGTCATGATTTACAATTTAAAGAAGTGGAAGCACAAACATGGTAACAGCACCTGCACTTGGTCGTTATATGATGGATCTAACTTATAAAACAGGAGATAATTATGCCTTGGCCAACATGCTGAGTTACCTCGGTGAAGAACTAACTGAGATGGATACTCCATTTAGTAAACGGTGGGAACATTATACTGATACAGAAAAAAAGATTATTCTACAGTGTAAAAAAATGATGGAAGGCTCTTGACATCCAAGACATCTTACACTATATTATAAGTGTAGACAGAGAAAAGGAAAGAATATGTTAGACCAATTGACAATGTTAGCATTAACTCCGTACGCAACAATTGTTGGTATTTTTGTTTTAGTTTTAATGCTTGTAATGCTTTACTTTCTTCCAGCGTTTGTTGCATGGAATCGTGGACACTATAATACATTGGCTATCTTTATCCTAAACGTATTTTTAGGATGGAGTTTTATTGCATGGGTTATTGCTCTTGTTTGGGCATTCACTAGTACAAAACAAGTTAAAGAAATCGAATGTCTTAAAGAAGAAGTGAATACACTCGAAGATGCAATTATTACACTTATAGGAGAGCAATGCAAAAAAGATGAAAAAAGCTCTTGACATTTGTACCAAGATGCCTTATATTATATATGTAAGTTGAGAAAAGAAAGATAAAAATGACAAAATTAATCCTCACTGATATTGACGGCGTAATGCTTGATTGGGAAACTGGCTTTCATGATTGGATGGAGTCCAAGGGCTTTGTTCGGAATGCTATTGCTAGTTACGATATGCATGTTGTTTACAATCAGCGTAAAGAGCATGTAAAAGAGCTAGTACGTGAATACAACAACAGTGCTTGGATGTGTTGTTTGAATCCTTTACGGGATGCAGTAGAAGGTGTCCAAATGCTAGCAGATGCTGGTTATCGGTTTGGTGCTATTACTAGCTTGAGCTTGGATCCTTATGCTGGACAACTACGTAAAGAAAACTTAATTAAACATTTCGGTGATGTATTTGACTTTGTGACTTGTTTGGATACTGGTGCTGACAAAGATGAAGCACTTGCTCCTTACAAAGATAGCGGAATGTGGTGGTTGGAAGATAAGCCAGAAAACGCAAGACTCGGTGCGGACTTAGGGTTAAAGTCAATCCTTGTGCGGCACCAGCACAATGCCAATTTTGAATACGACGGTGTAACACAAGTAGACAATTGGGCGCAAATTTATAATACTATTATTAAGTCTTAGTTACTCGCCGTAAATATTTAAAACATCAACTACAGCAGGGTGTCGTTCGACGTCCTGTTTTGTAAAATGTACACACCCGATGGTGTGGTGATTAGTGGTTAAACGTTCGGTAAAATCTTTTAAACCATTATTTTGGTATCCTCTATCATGTTGTGCTAAGTCTCCTGTAACAACTATTTTAGATCCTGTACCAATACGTGTTAGTAACATTTTCATTTGCTCTGGTGTAGCGTTTTGCATTTCATCTGCAACTATCCAGCACTCCTTAAATGTTCTACCACGCATATAAGCAAGTGGAGCAATTTCGATTTCTTTATTTTCAATCATACGTTCTACTTGCTGTGGTGTCCAATGTTCTTCTAAAACATCAAAGATAGGTCTAGTCCAGGGTGCCATTTTATCTTTAAGATCACCTGGTAAGAATCCGTGTTGTTCGTCTACGCTAACAGCAGGTCTCGTGACAACTATTTTATTAATTTCACCACTATCATACTTTTGTATACCCATTTGGACTGCCAGCATAGTTTTACCCGTGCCTGCTGGTCCAGTTGCAAATACAATAGATTTTTGAGGATCAGTTAATAAGTCAATGTAATCTTCCTGATGTACATTGCGTGGTAAAATAGTTATTTTCTTTTTACGATAGGTTTGTAATTCTACTACCATATCGTTGAATGAATTCCTGCTATTTTGTTTTCTCGCTCTTTTGGCCATGTAGTACTCCATTGTTTGTTGATTGCGCCCAATGTGTCTACAAAAGTATTTATTAAAAAGAACTAAATAGTAGTAAGATGAGTACAGAAATTGAACAATTAAAAAACACATTAGATAAACTAATCGATTCGAGCAGTGACTTGAGTGTTCTGCTTGAGTTTGAAGAAGTATTAGATAGTTTGCACATGTATGCATACAAAAATTGGGAATACGGTGAAGTAATTGCTGGTCCTGATGTATCACGCTATTGGATTACAGTAACACTGATGTATCCGGAACGACTAATGCCAGATCCTGATGCAGCACTAAGACTAATTAAACACGGTGCAAGAGTATTTTATAAACGTGATGAATTGATTGAACCAGTTAAAATTACTAAGCCAGAAGACTTAGGTGATCCTGATCCTAAAACAGGCAAACGTAAACCTAAGAAAAAGAAAACCAAAGTTTGGTTGGTAACTATCGAAATGCCACGTGATTTTGTTGATGAATTTGAAAGCTCGAAAGTTACAATTAACGGCATTGACATCGATATGAGCGATGTTGACAGTGCATATGATAGCGATTATGATAACGAAATTGCACCAGATAAAACAGATGTTATGGATGATATAGAATGACAGATTTAAATAGAATTAAAAAATTAGCTGGTATAGAGGAACGCAAAGTAAACTTTGACCCAGATGACATGTATGATCAAGGTACGGTTAGAAAAAATGCACTAGAAGCACTCATGGATATGTTTAACACTGCCAAAGAATACGAAGGCGAAGTTACAGACGAACAAATTGAAATCTTAGGTGGTCTTATGCAAGACATGGATAATGCAGGTATTGAACCAGAAAAATACAGTGCATTAAATGAATTGTGGAAATCAGTATCAGCTTACGGAAACGTATCAGGACTGAGCACAGTTAAGAAAGCCTATCAACAAATTAAGCAAATGGCTCCAGAGGACAAGTAAATGACAGTAAAATACGGCGAAATGACAAACTTAGTGACTCCTACAATTAGTATTGACCAATACAAACCTAAAATTGGTGAAGCAAACGAAACTGTAGTTGTAGCATTTGAAGTTGCGTTCGAACAGCCAGCAAAAGATTTAAGTAACTTGATTGAAACAGATGTTACTGAAAGTTTAGACGTAGATGTATCAGACGGTCCAAACGGTGATGGCAAGTATATGGTATTTGTTGAGTTTGAGCGTGACGGAAACTTATATGAAAACATTATGAATATTGTAAAAGTTGCAAGTCAAGCAACTTCAATTACAGAATGGAAATACAGTTACTATAAAGGTACAGACAGTGCGGATCTTACAGCCGAAAATTTAGCTGAAACAGTTCTTGACAATTCGGAAGAGTATGTGTTACGTTATACAAATAACGAAGAAACAAACGAATCGCTATCAAGAGTAAAGGAACTAGCGGGGCTGTAATGGCAAAAGAAGACGTATTAGTATTTCAAGGCAAAGTAATTAATTGCCTTCCTAATGCACTATTCAAAGTTGAACTAGAAAACGGTCATCAAATAATTGCAACTATTAGTGGTAAGATAAGAAGATTTAACATTAATATATTGCAAGACGATCGTGTAGATGTGGAGATGACTCCGTACGATTTAGATAAAGGTCGTATAGTTTTTAGGCACAAGTAATGAGCAAAGTATTATTAGTTGTTATTCTTATGATGGGCGGCATTGGATATTGGTATTACAATGACAGCCAAGAACGTATGAAAATACTACAAGAAAACAATGCTACACTAAAAGCAAATCAAGCAAACCTAGAACAAGCAATTGCTACACAACAAGAAACAATGGAGCAATTACAAAAAGACTTTGAAGCAGCCGCAGCAGAAAATGCAGCATTACAAGAAGCATATACTGCTATTAGAAATCAGAATCGTAGACTAGCAGATAAACTAGAAAAGATTGATTTAGAAGCAGCCGCTATTGCAAATGCAGAAGGTATTGAACGTGCAGTAAACAGAGGTACAGAAAATGCTGGCAGATGTTTTGAGATTCTAAGTGGAAGCCCGTTAACTGAGGAAGAATTAAATGCAGAAAACGAAATCGCTTTTAATAAAGAGTGCCCTTGGCTTTGGCCTGGTAATGACCCTGAGCGGGTGTCTGGGCAATAGTCAGCCTGTTGTCGAACCGCCTGTAATTATTAAAGCAGAACCAATTCAAAAACCTAACTTAACACTACCGCCAGTAGATCAACTGCGTATGCGTGATGTAGAATGGGTCGTAATTAACGAAGGTAACGTAGAAGCAGTAATTGCTAGACTAAAAGCCAGCGATGGTGCATTTGCAGTATATGCACTAACAGGTGAAGGCTACGGTAACTTGGGGTTAAATTTTAGTGACATACGTGCTATGGTACAGCAACAACAAGCAATCATTGCAGCATATGAAAACTACTACAAGTCTGCAGAACGTGCAATCGACGAACATAACAAATCAGTAAATGAATGATCCTTGGGCAGTCCTTGGTGTTACTAGAGCATCAAGCGACGATGAAATCAAACAAGCATATAGACGTTTAGCAAAACAACATCATCCCGATAGACCAGGCGGAGATGAAACTAAATTCAAGCAGGTAAACGAAGCATATGATATTATAAAAAACGGTGGTCCTGATCAACAACAGCAAGCACCCAATGGATTTAATTTTAATAGCAGAAATCCATTTGAAGGTTTCGAAGATATTTTTGCACAACAGTTTGGATCACAGTTTAGACAACGACCCAGACGAAATGCAGATACTAGAATCACAGTACCAGTATCACTAGAAGATATTATACATCAATCTAAAAAAATACTAGACTTAAAGTTTCGCAATGGACACGGCAGACAAGTTACTATTACACTGCCTCCAGGCGTAACAGATGGTGCAGAAGTTAGGTATGCGCAGTATGGTGAAAATACTATACCAGATGTGCCTGCTGGATCTTTGTTTGTTACATTTCAAGTAAAACCACATCCACAGTTTACAGTTGAAGAACATAACCTAGTAAAAAGGTTAAATATTAGTATACGAGAAGCAATGATAGGAACGGAAAAGATAATAGACACTTTAGACGGACGTAATCTAAAATTAAATATTAGGCCAGGAACGCAATCAAAGACGAGGCTGCGTATACCAGAAGGCGGCTTGCCTAGAAATAAAAAACCAAACGGTGACCTTTTCGTAGAAATTAACGTACACATACCAGCACTTACAGAGACAGATTTACAAACAAAATTACAGGATTTACCGTAGTTTACCTTGACATTAGTATAATAAATTACTATATTATTAAAAAACAGAGGAACTTAAATGTCGCAAAATGATAGAATAGAACACATAGTAGAGCGTGTATATCAACTTACTCGTGAGTATAAACACGAATATGTTACACTAGAACATCTACTTGCAATTTTGCTAGAACAAGAAGAAATTGAAGATATATTATATGACTTGGGCAAAGAGCCTGCACAGTTAAAAGCATTAATTTATCAGTACTTAGAAAAAGAAGTAACACCATTACCAGAAGTACAAGATCCTAAAAAGACGCAAATGTTAGAGCGTGTGTTTAATCGTGCATTCACACAAGCATTGTTCAACGGCAGACAAAATATCAATGCTAAAGATTTGTTAATTAGTATATTAACAGAAGATACAAGTGCAGCCGTGCATTTGTTAAAACAGTTTGATATTAGCAGAGAACAATTAGTACAATTTATTCAGAACCCTGCAGTGCAAGAACAAGATATGGATGAGTCAAAAACAAAACCTGCCAAAGCAGAACGTATGCTGCGTAAGTTCTGCGACAATTTAAACGAACAAGCGGCAGATGGCATTATTGATCCTATGATCGGACGTGAAGATGAACTAGAAAAACTAGTACAAACTATTGCTCGTCGTAAAAAGAACAATGTTATACTTGTAGGTGAATCAGGCGTTGGTAAAACTGCTATTGCAGAAGGTTTAGCACATTTAATTAACGAAGACAGAGTTCCAGAAGTTATTAAAGACAATACAATTTATAGTTTAGATATTGGTGCACTACTTGCAGGCACTAAGTTTAGAGGTGACTTTGAAGAACGTCTTAAAGATGTATTAAACATTTTAGAAAAGCGTGATGATGCTATCTTGTTTATCGACGAAATTCACATGATTATGGGTGCAGGTAGCGCAGGACAAGGTGCAATGGATGTTGCTAACTTGTTGAAGCCAGCACTGCAAAAAGGTAACTTACGTTGTATTGGTTCGACAACATACGAAGAATACAGAGAACACTTTGAAAAAGATAAAGCACTTAATCGTCGCTTTTATAAAGTCGATGTTCCAGAACCAAGCCCTGCAGATGCTAAGAGAATTATCGAAGCAAGTATTCCAGTGTATGAACTATTCCACGAACTAGCATATACAAAAGAAGCACTACATGGTGCAGTAGACTTGACACATCAATACTGGCACAACAAACACTTGCCAGACAAGGCATTTGATGTATTGGATGCAGCGGCTGCACGTCAGCGGTTACAGCCAGCAGAGATGCGTAAAAGTGTACTAGACTTAGATGATATTCGTTATGAAGTTGCTAAGATGACACGTATTCCTGTAGACCAGCTAGTACTTACAAAAGACAGTGAGTACAAACAGGAGAAGCCTGTAGACATTGAGGCAGTTGTTAAAAAGAAAGTATTTGGTCAAGACGAAGCTATTACTAGACTTGCAGATAGCATTTATATTGCTAAAGCTGGACTGAAAGATCCTAGTAAACCAATCGGCTGTTATTTGTTTACAGGCCCTACAGGTGTTGGTAAAACTGAAACAGCAAAACAATTAAGTGATGCAATGAGTATGCCGCTTGTACGTTTTGATATGAGTGAATACCAAGAACGTCACACAGTTGCTAAACTTATCGGTGCTCCCCCAGGGTATGTAGGATACGGTGAAGGTGGTCAAGGAGGTGGCTTACTAGTCAACAAACTTGAAGAAAATCCTAACTGTATCCTACTACTGGACGAAATTGAAAAAGCACACCCTGATGTTAGTAACGTAATGTTACAACTTATGGACAATGGTATGATTACTAACAGTGAAGGCAAAAGTGTAAGTGCTCGTAATGCTATTGTTATTATGACTAGTAACTTAGGTGCACGTGATGCTGAACGTAATACAATTGGTTTTGGCGATAATGACAATAGTGCAGCCAGTGAAGAAGCAGTTAAACGTTTCTTCTCTCCAGAGTTCCGCAATAGACTAGATGCTATTGTACAGTTTACAAAACTAGACAAAACTCTGATGAGAGACATTACTGTTAAGTTCTTAAACGAACTAAGAACAATGTTAACTGATAGAAATATATCAATACATTGGAATAACACTGTTCTTACTTGGCTAACAAATAATGGATTTACTGAAACAATGGGTGCAAGACCTATGGGTAGATTGATTAACGAACAAATTAAAAAGCCACTAGCAAAAATCCTATTGTTCGGTGATAACATTACGGCTGTTAGGTTGGAAGTAGTTGATGACAAAATCCATATACGAACAGCTTAAAGCAGATTCTAGATTTACAATAGCTAGTAAAGTCTGGTACAAAGAGTTCCCATTCCGTGTTAGTTTCAAGGGATGGGACATGTTCGATGGAGGATTTTTAAATTTATTTCATCGTAATAGTAATATTAAAAGACAAATGAGTAGACTTGAACACGAATACAAGTCACGTAATGATCATTGTTTTAATTTATATCTTAAAGAAGAACAAGCCTTGTCGGATGTTATTAAGTATTACAACGATGATATTATCGAAATACAAGGACCGTTAAGTCGAGATCATAAAGATCTAATGGTACAAGACCTAACACAAAGTGTACGCAAAAAGTTATTTTATAACAAATACAGATATAAAGTAAGTTGTCATATGTATAAGTTTCGTGATGAAATGGATCAATTTATTGACATAGCAGACTTTGTAACCAGCAGTTTTGAACCAGACACTTATTATATAAACAGCACTATACGACAGTATCCAAGACTAAAAGCATTAGAAGATCAGTATAAAAATGTAGGCTCGGGTAGTGCATTTAGAAGACCACGTTGGTCTACTTTTATTCCGTATAGTTCTACAGGATCTGTATACTTTATAGATTATAGCGATGTATGCACAATGCATTTGATGTTTAAAAACATTATTACTAGTACAACAAAAGTAGTTCTAATAGAAGATTTAGAATAAATACTACTATAATGATAGGAGTAGTATTATGGCTAAACTTAATGAATCAATGTTTGTTATTAAAGTAAGCGAACTACTAAAAGATTCACAGGAACCTAGCGAAATTTTTGATTCAAGTACACTTGCACAGTTAGAAGCAGTTGTACAAGAACTAGCAGGACCTGGAAAATTAGTAGAAATTATTGCCGAAAACTAGTATTTTTGAAATTAATTTGATAAATAAATGTATAAGCAGAATAGAATGCTAACACAAACAAGGAGATAAGCAAATGGCTTTAACATCAACAGCAGCAGTTCGTGCAGGTAACGGACTAGGCGGACAAACACATATTTTTGTAGTTGCAACAGGAACAAACGTAGCAGTAGCTTGCACAGAAGCAGCAGAAGCAGGTTTCACAGTAGCAGCAGTTGAAGGTACAGCAAACGGCGATCATATCGCAATCCAAGGTACAGGTGCTGCACCAACACTTACTGACTCAACACTAGTTGTAACATTCGTAGACTAATATTAAACAAAACGTTTAAACTTAAAAGCCTCGCTAGTCGGGGCTTTTTTGTTGGCTAGATAAATACACTTATATTAAGGAGTTATAGAAATGGTAACCAGAAATTCAACAAATGTGTTAGAGTTTGATGTACAAAACTTTGGTGCTCCTGTGAGTTTTTACAGTATTAATACTGGCAGCTCACTGGCAAACGAATTAAATCCAGGAGAAGCAGTCGAAGCAATTGTAGAACTTATCGGCAGAGAAGGAACACTTCTTGCAGTAGGTGCAGAAAACAATGGTGCATTTAGAATTGCAGTTGAAAATAGTACATGGACTGCAGCAACATTAGAAAATGCAATGCAAAGTTTAGGTGCAACAGTCGGAGATAACGATTACGATTGTAGTACTACTACAGTAGCAGATTTCGACTTTTAAGAGAGTGACATAGACAGAGGAAATTTTAATGCCAAGAAAAAAACCCGAAGAATTAAAAAGTGCTGGAGGGCCTGGAAAAGCTGCAACTGCAACTACACCGACCGCCGCACCAAAGCCGGCTCCAGCAGCCGCACCAGCTCCAGTAGGAGCGCCAGCACCTGTATCAACAGCGCCAACTGGATTCCACGAAGCTGATACAAATGGTGACGGAATAGTAGATGCAGAAGAACATGCAATGTATCTCGAATTCAGACGTAAAGAATTTGAAGATGCAGATGCAATGCGTGATGCACAAAGAAAAATGGCTTGGTTTGCACTAGGAGGTATGTTATTATATCCTTTTGCAGTAGTACTAGCAGTAGCGTTTAGTTTAGATCAAGCAGGCAAAATTTTAGGCGATATGGCTGCTACATACTTTGTGTCAGTTGCTGCTATTGTTGCTGCATTCTTTGGTGGACAAGCATTTACTCAAAGTAAAAGTAAAACAAAAAAATAAGGTAACACATGCAAGATTTTTATATCCTTCAACGTAGTTCATACGCACTAACTGCAGATCAAATACAAAAATGGTATTATACTGTTGATATGCTCGGCCCTGATGCTATAATGGCAGGAGACGACGATACTAATAATTTGATGTTAGGTATGCAAGATACAGACTATTTGTATATCATTCCGTTAGTAAGACATCTTACTGCAGATGAAGCAGAACGTATTGTTGAAGGATATATGCGTGTTACTGAACACGACTTCCAAATTGAAAGTAGTAATGTATATCGCTCTAAGGCAAACTTCGGTCATCCGTTTGAGTATGATGTACAAATGGATGATGGTGCTCGTGAAATAATTATGCTAACTATGGAACGTCAAAATCATAACAAATGGATTACAGAACAACAAGATAAAGGTTGGAGGTTTGGATTAAACTTTGACCAAGTTAACAAAACACATCCTGCTATGCGTCCGTGGGATGATTTACCAGAATCATATAGACGCAGAAGAATGACTGAAGATAAAGAATTATTAGATTATTATATTAAAAATAAAGACAAATTTGTTTGACTTTATGTGATATACGTGTTACATTATATACGATAACGTAACAGTGAGATAACATTATGATCAAACGTATCGGCTTTGCATGTAAGTATTTGCATCATGATCAAAGCATTAAAAAGAAATTACTAGAGGACATACAACGTCCTTTTAATGAACGTGCTACTACTATTACATGGCTTAACAATCAAACACGTGATGTAGCAGAACAACGTTTATACGAGATTATAGAGCACAACATCAGTGCACTGGAAAGGCTAATTAGATATGTTGGATCTTTACCACCCCAGTTACGTATGGTTCGTATTGGAAGCGGTCTTCTTCCTGCTTATACTCACAGTGATTGGTCTTATTTCTATCGGCAACCAGATCTCAGAACAAGGCTCGAGCGAGCGTACAAAGCAATTGGCGACATTGCACGTGAGTTTGATGTACGCTTGTCTATGCACCCTGGTCAGTTTACCGTTCTTGCTTCCGATAATCCGGATGTTGTAGAACGTAGTTTAGAGGAGTTTGAATATCATGCGGATATCATCAGGTGGATGGGCTATGGTCAGACATGGCAAGACTTCAAATGTAACGTCCACATCGCCGGCAGAAAAGGTCCAGAAGGTATCAAAGACATCCTTCCAAGACTCTCTACAGAAGCACGAAACACAATTACCATTGAAAACGAAGAAAATGCGTGGGGACTCGAATCTATACTCGAGCTAAGTAAACATGTAGCACTAGTGATAGATATACATCACCATTGGGTGCGTACAGGAGAATATATTGCACGAGATGATGTTCGCATTAACCGTATTATCGATAGTTGGCGGGGTGTCCGTCCTACTATGCATTACAGTCTTAGCCGTGAATCTTTATTGGAAACTGCTAGACCGAGTGTACGACCAGACATGGACTCACTACTTGAACAAGGATACAAAAAAGCCAAACTAAGAGCACACAGTGATATGTGTTGGAACAGCGCCTGCAACGACTGGGCGTTGAGCTTTTGGGAAGACTTTGATATCATGGTAGAAGCAAAAAATAAAAACTTAGCTAGTGCACAATTGTATCAGCACTACTTAATGCAAAAAGACCCATTTACAAGTAAGGCAGCATAATGGATTACGAAAGCGATTATAATTTAGTTCGTGAACAAGAAGACGATAAAATTCAAACATTCTATCTAAATGGAGAAGAACATAAATTTCAGTGTATTCCAAATAAAACTACAAACTTTGATATTTTTATGTTAGCCAATCCTCAAATTAGTATGGAAAAGGCTACTGCTATTTGGGACTACTATCGTACAATGTTTATTAGTGCTAAACTTACAGGAGAATCCTTAACAAGTTTTAGAAGTACACTACAACGTTTTATCGAAAATAAATCATACAATGACAGAAACTCCTGGGGGCATCGCACTAGACAAGACGACATTAACAGTTATATAGGACTTGCACGTTGGCTAGAACTACAATTTAATGTAGACACAACAGTTCAACAGTTAAATGAAAATACAAACATTAAAACACTAGAAGAAGATGCAAGTCGTATACTAGGTACTGTTCCATTTAACAATTACATCAGTTACTTTACAAATGATGTACACAAAAAACTAAAAAACCCTGCAGACTACGATAATAGAAAACTATTTGTACGTAGTGTATATGAATATACACATAAAGAAATTAGATGGTATATTTGTGCAAGTGAATATGGTGCAGTTAAGGTATGGGTACATACTAAACACAATGCATTTTTGCCTATGTTTGAAAAACGTATTAAAAATGGCACTACTATTAATGTAGTAACCAGCAAAATATTGCACAATATTGATAATAGCACTCCTTACATTAAAATTGAGAACTTTTTCTTAGAGGAATAATCACTAAATATCTTTATGAGAGTGATTATTTTTTTATTAGCAGCCGCTGTCAGCGGCTGTAATACTGTTAGTACCAACGATAGTGTTATTACTGCACAACCATATATTGGTTTGCAAGAAAGACAAAATCGTTCAGAGTTGAAAGAACTAGTCGGTGTAGATCCTGTGCGAACAGAATGGTGTGCAGCGTTTGTTAACAGTGTACTAGAGATAGATAATATACCTGGTAGTTCAAGTGTCAGCGATAGTCCGTTAATGGCCAGAAGTTTTTTACAATGGGGAGAACGTGTTGAACGTGCTAATATACAACGTGGAGATGTTGTTGTGTTTCCAAGAGGTAATCAAGGTTGGCAAGGACACGTTGGCTTTTACGTAGAAACAAGACTAGTAGACAACACCGAATATTGGGTAATACTTGGCGGTAATCAAAACAATGAAGTTCGGTATGACTATTATAAACCTAATAAAGCTATAGGTATTCGAAGATATCCGATAAATACTACTGCTCAATAAGAGCTTATGGGGACACCACCCCGTAGACCTAGAACGTCAAAGGAGAAAACAAATGGGAAGACCACTAAACAAAAGATTTTTCGGAACACCAACAGCAGGCGGAAACGAAATCAAAGTACAATTCCATAATGGTACAGCTAGTGTAGCAGGATGGATTGTAAAACAAAAAGCGTCAAAGCGTTTTTTATGTTCAGACGGCACTAACACTGCAGTTTGCACACTAACAGATGCAGCAAGTGCAGCACTTACAGCAGGTCAAATGTCAATTACAGTATTGAATGATTCAGGTGACCAGTTACAAGTTACTAAAATTTCTGGTAGAAAAGTTACAGGAAATGATGGCAACACATATCCATGGAACTTCGACGCAGATCTGACAGATGGCGGCGCACAAATTGAAGAAGCAGGCGACGATTCATCATTAACTAATGCAGATGATCTCGAAGGTGACGAAACACCATAAGTTTTACTAAAAACTTTACACCCTTGGATAAATAGTACTAACGACTATTACCAAGGGTGTTTTTATGAAGATTTATGAATTTACACAACTTAACGAAGAAATTACGTTAGAAGATACACAAGACTTTCACGAAGAGTTTGGCGAACTAGGATATGCAGAAGAAGAAGGTGTATTCGAAGCAGAGTATCAAGGACGTAAAGTTAAACTAAACAAGCCAATGCGTGGTGACGTGAAGAAATTTAAAGTTTACGTTAAAAACGATAAAGGCAATGTTGTAAAAGTAAACTTTGGTGATCCTAATATGCGTATTAAGAAGTCTAATCCGAAAAGACGTAAAAGTTTCCGTGCTAGACATAATTGCGACAATCCAGGTCCAAAGTGGAAAGCTCGTTATTGGTCATGTAGAAAGTGGTAATATGAAAACTAATGAGATACTAGGAGAGAAGTGGAGCGCAAAGTACAAGCGTTCAATTGATTGTAATAATCCAAAAGGATTCTCTCAACGTGCTCATTGTGACGGTCGTAAAAAGAACGAAGCAGTACAGCAAGAACTTCCAATTGATATTTCTAGAATAAACATTATAATTGATAGATTCGAAAGTACTGGAAATATTTCACCAGAATCTGCTGACAAAATGCGCAGAGGAATTCAATCTCTTTCAAGCGATAGACAAACAATATATCCAATAGAGATATTACAATTATTAACGGCGTTAGTATCATGAAACTAAATGAATTTATATCCGAAGGTCCGGGTTCTAGAGCATCAGTTGGCTTAGGAAAACTTAATCCTGAAATTAACAACACACCAGTTGTTAGACAACCGGCTACTACAGCAGATAAAAACATCAAACCTACCAAGACAACAATGATAGGACAACAGGCTAAATTGTGGGATCCGGATCGTGCTCGTAAAGCGGAACGAATGGAGTCACAAGGATATTCTCCGGAAGAAATATGGGCTGCAACAGGCACTGTTAGAGGTTTAGAAGGACGTTGGCGTCAAGAAGTGTCGGATCATAACGCAACTATATCAAATCAAAGGCCAATGAATCCAATAAAATTAAATAAATTTCTTAACCACGACGAAATATTCAAGTCATATCCATTTTTAAAAAATGTAGAAATAGAATTTTTTGATAATTCTAGTAATCCAGAAGAACAAGGTTGGGCCGGAGGTGGTCAAATTGGTATCGGTACACTCAATCCTTGGGGCGACCTTAACTCCGACGATGAAATTCTCAACACAATTATACACGAAATTCAACATCTTATACAAGACGAGGAAGGCTGGGGCAGCGGTGGAAACTTGGATATGACAGGAGGAGATTACGATGATTACAGAAGAATATCTGGCGAAATAGGTGCACGTGATTACGGAGAATTACGCAGAACACTTGATCCTGCTGAACGAGCAAGAGTATTTCCGTCAATAGGACATGACTTACCAGATTACACTGTAAGAGAACCTGGATCTAACAGTATCAGTGATCCTCAACCAAATCCATATTATGATCCTGGTATTTTTGATTTTGAAGTTCCTACCGAAATGATTCCGAATAAAGATTGGGATACATCTAAGCCATGGAACAAAATGGAACCAAATCAAAAAACATCATCACCTAAGGTAGTCACACCAAATACTAACAATGTACCGGTATCTAACACTGATAACAAAAAGAAAAAAGTAAATGCAAGTCTAGATAAAACATTAAATAAATTTAACAAAATGTTTGATGATGTTAAGAATCAAAGAATAGCAATAAAAGAAGATGGTAAAATTGTTCCAGGTGTTAACACTACAGTAGATGTTAAACCAGGCGAAACAGAACGTCAGGCTAAAAAGTTTTTTGGCGGCGATGGTAAACCAAAACCTCTTGGTGTACCAGGTGCAACACCTAACCAAGCATTTAACTTAGGGTTAGTAAAATGAAGTTGAATGAAATCACAGAGAACATGAGCCATACTGCTAAACGTATTCACGACATCGAGCGTAAGAATAAAGTTAAGCCTGGCACACAAGAATGGTTTAAACTGTGGTTTAGTTTGCCATATCTTAAAGAAAGTTCCGAAGTAGTACTAGAAGGTTATAAACTACAATTAGAACGTGATGATGATATGTATGTACTACATATTACAGATAGTGAAACAGGTAAACGCACTGAAGTAAGAGGTAAAAGTGGATACGAAAGTGGTAACTATGATCCTGAAGATCCACTGCATCAATTGCTTGACAAAATTGGCAAAGCAAGTAATATAAGCGAACTAATAAACGGTGAAGTTGTTGGTATTAATCCAAAACACCCAGATGGTGCTAGTGCTAAGAAACATGCTGATACAGCATTTAACGAAAATGAACCAGGTAGCCTAGCACATAAAATTAACTGGGGTGGACAAAACAAACAACCTAAACAACAGACAAAAACAAATCAACAAAATCAAAGTTGGTGGCAATCTCTTAAACAACGTGTAATGGGAGAAAACTTTGCTGATGGTAAAGTAAAAGGCAAAAGTAGACCTGGGCGTGTAAAAGCAGCAGGTGCTAGTTGTGACGGTAGCGTTACTGAACTAAGACGTAAAGCAAAAAATAGCAGCGGTGAAAAACAAAAAATGTATCACTGGTGTGCTAATATGAAAGCAGGCAAAAAGAAATGAAAATGTCAGACTTAGATAGAATTGTACAACTAGCAGGACTAAATTTAAACGAAGGCTTGGGTGTAAAAGATTTGCAAACAGCATACAACAAAGTGTATGATTATGTTGGCACCATAGGTGACAGTGCATTAGAATATCTTTATACTCATGCTCCAACATTTGATGCAGCAATGGACAAGTATGATGGTGACTTTGATGCTATGGCTAAAAACGCAAGTCAACAAGAATTACAAACTTATATAGACGAGTTAGAAGCAGTAAGATACGAACTAGAATTAAATTCGCAGTAAGGAATAAAAAGAAATGAAGAAGTTGCTCAAAAGATGGTGGCGTAATATGTTTCCTCAGTATATACTTGAGGTAAACCACCGTGGTATTGAGCGCAGAATACACGTAGTAAAATTCACAAGCAAAAAACCAAAAAAGTTGGCAGGCGTGAATATCGACGGCGAGACCTTCGAAATAGTAAACACCGAACCAATGAATTACTACGTGAAAGAGTACAGGGATGATTTAAGATGAAATTATCAGAACTTTTAAACATCGACTTCCCTAATATGGAGGAAGCGATGAGCAAAGATGAAGTACAAGCAGAAATAAAACGACGACAAAAAGAAGCGTTCATTGAAGCTATGTTAGCAGCAATGCACCGTCTTGTAATGAGTAAAGGTAATCGACGCAGTATCAGCAGTTATGCATTTGACATTGGTAGAACGTTTGGCGGTTTTGATCACAGAGAAATTGAACAGATGTATCGTGACAAGTACATGGCTGAAAGCGAAGGTTATCCAACAGAGATTACACAGCCGATGTTAGATACATTAGAAAAACATTTGGATAGACTATTTGCTGCAGTTGGAATTGATGTAGAATTTACAAAGCACTTTTTGGATCGTGTAAATGATAGAAGAAATAAACAGCCAATTACACTAAAAGAGCTTGCAATTTTGTTTAAAGATGCTTATAATAAGTATGGTAAGCGAATTGCACAAATGGGTCCAGACGCTGAAGCAGTTATTAAAGACATGCGTAGTGATGTAAACGTACCGTTTGCATTAGACTGGGATAGCAACAAGCAAGAACTAGATTTGATTGCTAAAACAGTTATGCGTAAAAAAGACTTCAGAACATCTAACCCAGAACTTCCGCTAAACTAAGAGTTTTATATGAGAATAGCAGTATTAGTAACCGGGCAGCCAAGACATCTTGAGCAGGGTGCCTGGTGGTTTAAAAATCGAGTTTTTCCCGACGGTTGTGGAATTGACGTAGATTACTACGGATATTTTTGGGACGACGGTGATCCTGATTTGCGTAGTAGAATAGAAAATACATATGCACCTATACGGTATCATATACAAAATTATGACAATGTAATAGATAAATTTATAGATAGTGTACAAAATATAAATCAACATTTAGATTGGTCCTTTGTATCAGATAAATTCAAACATGCACATTTATTCGGTGTAGAAAAACAATATATCAGCAACTATGCTAAAAACTTCTGGGGACAGTATATTTGTAGTGGCAAAATAACTAAAATGTTAGGAACACTATCTGATTATGACATTGTAATACGGACTCGCAGTGACGTTGCTTTTAAAGATATGGATGTAAAGTACTGGACAGAAGCATTTGAAAACATATATCGAAATCCAATATTCAATGATAAAATGTTTTCGCCTTGGCTCTATATAGACAGTGGTATTCCGTTATTTGCAGATTTTGCATTCATAAGCAAACCAGATGTCTGGTACAAATTTAATAATAATATCGAAGATCATTGTTTAAAATTAGCAACCGAACACAAACAATTATGGTATGAACTACAAGTAAGTGATTTTCCAGAGCCGCCGCATTGGATATGGAATAAGTTAGCAATGTACTCTAAGACAAATATGTTAAGTTTTAGCGTAGTGTGGCCGATGCCATTTGATTGTAAACTAATACGGTATGATGAAGAATTACATCAACTAAATTTCCAATATATCGAGCAACAGTTTAATCAATATCAATTTGAGAATCCTGACAAAGCCTAATAAAAATTAAAATATTTGATAGTATAGTATTTTGCTCTTTCATCGCAGTGATCTATAGGACCTCTGAAATCGCTTTGTTTTTTTGTGTTAAAGTTTTTCTGATACAATGTATGAAAATACTCCCAAGGTTTTGAGTTGTAATCTTTTGGTATTGATTCGGGAAAGCGTATAATATTATGTTGTATTCTATTAGTTAATTTAATCTGATACTCGTCGGACTTAATCGACTTATAAAATCTAATGTGTTGACCGTCATCGACTTCGGAATATTTAGTTAGTAAGGTTTCTGCTAATGTATTATTAACAGAATTACTAGTCATCCACCAACCGTCGTGTAAACTTATAGTTTTGTTCACAGGCGCACTGTTAATATCATATGGTAAGTCTTCTTTCCATTCGTTTCCTTCCCATGCTAATTCTGTATAAAAAACAGAATCATCTGAGCAATGTTTAATTGCATCTATCATTTTGTCATTATTAGAAATTAAATCAGCTAGTACATCGTATCTCCATTTAATAACAGCCGCATATTCTTCGTTTGAATTCTTAATAAGATTTTTAGATTGCGAAGCACTAAATGCTTGTGAAACAACATGAACATATCTGCAGTAAAATACATGATAGTGCCACCATTTATCAAATACATGATGTGGATTTTTAAAGTTGTCTATAAAAAAGTTTGGATGTAAGTTTTTGTTAAATTGCTGATCTTCGATCATTGAAATTGTGTCTTGTACCCATTCATTGTCTTTAAATTTGTTTTTGTAATAAATTAAAAAATGATCATGTATATCTGAAAATTTACTTACTTTGTATTCTCTTGGTTTAAAAGTATTAATTGCACGATCTACACTGCCACGATTTTCCCAAGGTACAGTTATCTTTGTAATTTGATAATCTATATCATAAGGATATAAACCTGTACTATCCCAAAAGTGACAATAATAATCAATTTGCAAGCTATTTCTTCTTGCAAAATCATCAAACATGTGTTTAATATATTCTAATGTTGGAGTTTTGTCTATTATTAGACCGGTAAGGAAAATTGCTATCTTCATGCTGTACTCTGATAAATAAGTGTATAATTACTTATCATGATACTTGGAGCGTCTCAATGAGATTAGAAAAATTACAATCAAACCCAGCTGCCAAACCACAACTTGTGAAAGAAGGCAGCGAATATAAAGTACTAGATGTTAACGGAGTAGAACGCAAAGTGTTCGAAGACATCGATGTTGCACGTGCGTGGATGAAAAGACACAGTACAGAATTAAAAGAAGGCACAGAGCCTACAGTTTACATGAGCGAAATTATGGAAGGTGTATTAGATGACACCGACGATGATGGATGGATGGCAAAAAGTGAACTATATAAACTTTCAAAGTATGCTATTCAATTGCATGGCATGATTCAAGACAACGAAAATTTAGAACCTTGGGTGCAAAGTAAAATCACTAAAGCAGCAGATTACATTGCTACTGTAAAGCACTATATGGAATATATAGAAGCTACAGAAGGTCAACCAGAAATAGTAGATGACCTTCCTATCGAGGAAATCTAATATGAAATTTACAGAGTTCACTGAAGGCAACAAAGAATCATTAGACGAAGCAGTGCCTGCGTTTAATTTAAGAGGACTTGATCCGGTTCAATTTCAGAATCAATACAAAGTAAGTCCAAGTCAAGCAGCGAGAACTGTAAATAATATTGTGAATTTAAATCCGCAGTTTAAAACACCACAATTTAAAAATGCAATAACAAATTACTTATTAGATAATCCAAAAGCATTACAAGCAGCAAACAATAATTTTAAAGCGGGCAATATTCCCAGTATTCCGAAATCTACGGGATCAAAAGCAGGATCTTTAGCAAAAGGTGTATTGGGAAGATTATTCGGTGCTATAGGATTTGCACTAACTCCATCTACTGCAGCCGATGGCACTATATCAGATGATCAGTCGGCAGCTTGGAACGAAGCAGAAAAGTTTTTAGATCATCTTTCGACCAATGATCCTCAGGCTTTCGTTGACTTAATAGATGCAGAAGCAAATGCTATGTCAGCAGATGACATAGCAAGTGGCGACCCACGTACTCATCCTAGATATGTAGCTGCAAAAGATGCGTTAACAAAAGCTGCAGCAAGTCTTCCTGCACCAGAGTTGGGAGAACCAGCAACTAGTGATCCCGCTCCAGATCGTACTACACCTAAAACAGATCCGAAGCCCGCAAACAAACCAGGGCCTCCTATTCGTGTAGTGCCGGAGCCAGAAACAACGCCAAAGCCAGATACTAAGCCAGCTGATAGGCCAACACCTACACCAAAACCAGATACTAAACCGCCAGCTAAACCAGCTGAGCCAAAGCCATCTGATAAGCCGGGTAGTAAGCCACGTACCCGTCCAGACACAAAACCTGTTCCCGGTCAACCAAAAAAACCAACTAAGCCAAAGCCAGATACTAAGCCAAAGCCAGATACTAAGCCAGCTGATAGGCCAACGCCTACACCAAAACCAGATACTAAACCGCCAGTTAAACCGGCACAACCGAAGCCAGATTCTAAACCAGATACCAGGCCAAAACCCGATAGTAGACCGGATACTAAGCCATCCGATAAGCCAGCTGAGCCAAAACCCGATACTAAGCCAAAGCCAGATACTAAGCCAGCTGATAGGCCAACGCCTACACCAAAACCAGATACTAAACCGCCAGCTAAACCAGCTGAGCCAAAACCCGATAGTAGGCCAGATACTAAGCCAAAACCCGATAGTAGACCGGATACTAAGCCATCCGATAAGCCAGCTGAGCCAAAACCCGATACTAAGCCAACGCCAGATACTACACCAAGTAAGCCTAAAACTACTCCTAAAACTATAAAGGCACCGGAGATTGTTCCTGTTCCAGGCCCAAGGCCACTGCCACAACCTAGATTAAAACCTAAAGGCGGTAAAGGCAATGGTAAAAAAAGAACAAGACGTAGATTCGGATTACCAGGATTTGGTTTACCTGGTATCGGACCGGTAGACGCAACTGCAATGAAATTTTCACCTATAAAATTAACAAGCCCATTAAAATTAGATAGATAATATTGGAAAACAAAATGAAACCTATTAAAGCAGCAAAAAACATACTAGACATTGCAAAAGAATCAAGAAACAAATTTGCAGTCACAGGTAGAGAGTTTGATAAAGTTCAGGCAAATATGTATAGTGTATTTGAATGTTATGCACATGGAGTTATCAGTTGGGACACAACTAAAAAATATTTCCAAGAAAGCATTAAAAAATACTTGTCATTACACAAAGACAATATGCTTAAAGAAGAACGTGCTTCGATGAAACAAGAATATAAACGTGTAGTAGTAGAATATAAAATTGCACTAGATGAATACAAAAAAGTTAACGAACAAAAACTATCTAATAAACTATTAAAGCATGTAGGTTTTATCGGTGAAAGTGCTGCACAAGCACAAAGTAAAAAATACTATAATGAACGTGCACTAACAGAATCAGAACTAAAAGATACTGCATCTCTTTCATGGGAACGTGTAATGGAAGCGTATCCGAATCTTACTACAAAAGACGAAGACCGTGTACGTATGCTTACTATTTTTGAAGGACCTACAGTTGATACAACACAAATGATTACAACTGTAATGAAAGAAGGACCTAACGATAATATCGGTCGTCGTGAACGTGCACCAAATGGTCAGATGACAGGAAGTACACGTGGATTTGATACAGACCATGATTATTTTAATCCAAATGCAGGACACATGGATCAACCATCACATCCTCAAAACAAAGGATTAACAGATCCTAGAAGTACAAGCCCACGTCCTAAGTTACGTCCTGGATCAGACAGATCAACAAGTCCACGCCCTAAGTTACGTCCAGTGAGCGAAAAAGTAGGTGATGCAACAGCTGAAATGATTCGTACCACAGCAGAAAAATACAATGTTCCGTATCATATTGCTATGGGTATGGCAGATCAAGAAAGTGGATTTGATAATTCTGCACGTGGAGACGGTGGTAGTGCTATTGGTATTTTCCAACTTCGTCAACCTGCAATCGATGACGTTAACAGAATTTACGGTACAAACTTTAGTTTAGCTGATGTTGAAGATCCGTTTGTTAACACAGATGTTGCTATGAGATATTATTCTGCTATGAAAAATACATATGGTGCAGAAGATGACAGAGTAGCAGTTATGATGTATAATGGCGGCCCTGGTATTTTAAGTCGTGGCCCGAAAGCGCAAGCAATGGCTACTACACATGCGGACAAAGTAATTAAAAAATCTTCTAATTATCAAATCACCGCACCAGGTACAGCAGCTCAACCACAAACAAAAGAACCAAGCAGAGCAACAAGCCCTCGTCCTAAATTGCGTCCAACCACAACTGGCCCAGACAAACCAAGTATTGACAATGCAGTAAAACAAGCACTTAAATTTAACGAGCCTGCTAAAAAACAGTCAACACAATCAAAAGTTACATATCAAGATTTGGCACGTGCAAGTGGTATTAAAGATGCAAATAAAATTTATCCAGGTGACACAATTACTTTGCCAAACGGTGGTTCGTACACAGTAAAAAGTGGAGACACACTAAGCCAAATTGCACAACGTTACAATAAAGGTGCACTCGGTGAAGGAAAATATAACAAAAATAAAAAGAAAAAATATAGCGAAGGCTACAAAGAACTTCCACCAATTGACAGAGATCGTTATCAAGAACGTCCAGGTTTAGAAGGACCATTTAGTACACTAAGTGGTAAAGTAGTTTACTACGATCCAAAAGAAGGTGCGTACTACGATCCAGATACTGACATGTATCTTTCATATGATGAGTTTAAAGAACTAGACAACGACAGACGTGGCATGAAAGAATCTGCTCGTGGGCTTGGCAGTATTGACTGGCCAGACACAGATGAAGATGGCGATTCAGCAATGGCGCAACACGCAGAAAATGCAATTCGCCATAACATGCACGCCTATGATGCTTATGGACATGTATACAGTATGACACGTGAACGTGATTGGATGGAAGCAAACAAAGACATGATCATTGATATGTTTGCACAGTATGGTCTACAAACTGAGTCAGCAGCTTTACCAGCAGGCACATCAAGATTGAATCCAGGTTTTCGCCGTGGTGGACTTGCAAGTGGTCCTGTAAGTCAGTCAACTTATGATCAAGAAATGGCAGCGGCGCAACGTGCTCGTACTGCACCCAAACCAAAAGCACCGAACTTAATTAATGGTCCTCGTGTTAATGAAGAAATGTCAGATGATGAAATTGATGCTTTTCACCGTGCACTTGATGCACTTGTACACAAGCATTTAGGACATAGTTCAGATGAAGTTGACGAACGTAAAATGACTAAAGCAGAAAAGTCAAAAGAAAAGCGTTTAAAGAAAAAGTACGATGACAGTGACATGAAAGCGTCAATGAAAAAGCAGTACGGCGATGATTGGGAAAGTGTATACTTTGCAACTATTCGCAAACAAGCAATGGAAGATAACGAAGATCTCGATATAGATCTTAACGATCCAGATCAAGCCGTAGAAGCAGCATTTCATGAGTTTAAAGCAGGGCTAAAAAAAGGTGTAAACCAACACGAAATGAGAATGCGAGCACATGAAGAGCTAGCATTTGATATTGGTATGTCGAGCGTAATGAAAAAATTACCCGATGGCGGTAAGTCATTGCATCAGCAATTGGACAAATTAATCATTGATGCCATTAATAAAATGGATCCAACTGGAGAGATACCAGAAGGTCAAAAAAGACGTCCAGACCACAACATGCAAGCACAAATGAGATTGCAAAAAATTATGCAACAAGCAATCAAAGACAGTAAAAAGAAGCGTGGCATTGAAGATGACGATGAAAAAGAAGTTAAAGAATCAGCAGGATTAGAATTTATGGATGACCTGGATTGGGACTTTAGTAATATTTCAAGACTTGATTGGGAAGCATACGAACAAGATGAATTAGAAGAAATTGAAGACTGGTTGTATAACATGGACTTAGATGACCAAATGAATGACAGATACGACGGTATGTATGCTCGTGCTAGCAAGTATGTTGAAAAGAAACGTAAAGAAATGTTCAACGAAATGACTAGCGCAGGTGGAATTGCTAGTGTTGCACAGCCAATGGGTAAAATGCAACGCCGTAAAAAGACAACAGAAGCACATCCTAACAGTAAAGAATATGATAAATGCTGGGATGGGTATGAAAAAGTTCCAGGGAAGAAACGTGGCGAGCCAGGTTCTTGCCGTAAAAAAGACTAAGGAGTAATCAATGTCTTGTAAATGTCAAAACTGTCATTGTGATCATCACTGTGGCACTGAGTGCCAAGATTGTGCAAATGATGTTTGTCAACAATGCGAATGTGAACATTGTTCAGAACGCCCAATTCGAACAAGAGACGAATGGACAGGCGTTGATAGCGGAATAGAACTAGGATTCTAATGCACCCAGAAGAAGAAGTTTGGAAAACAATTGATCCGGCAGATATGTGGATCATGGATAAACTTATACTCAGCAAACAAATGGGATACAACTGCGGACCTGTAGGTGTTAGAGTAGACGAACCAGGCTACTATATTGTACGTCCTGCAGTAAATGCAATAGGACTAGGCTTAGGTGCTAGTATTGAGTATATTGAAAATACAACAGATCATTTAACACCTGGACACTTTTGGTGCGAAATATTTGTAGGCAGACATTTAAGTGTAGATTATCATTATGGTTTGCAAGTATTGTGTGTAGAAGGTTTCAAACACAAAGACGACGATTTTGTACGTTGGAAAGAATGGAAACGTACAAAAGACTATGTAAATAGACCAAGTTTAATTATGCCATTTTTACAAAAGTATGAATGGGTAAACTGCGAATACATAGACGGCAACCTAATAGAAGTACATTTAAGACATAATGTAGACTTTGACGGTGATGCAGATCATTTTATTCCTGTGTGGAAAGGTGAAAGCACTGTACCGCCAGAAGGATATACATATAGAGAGTACCCAGATGTACACGGCAGAATTGGTGCATTTGTAAAATAAATAGCAATACATAAAACAAGGAATTGTAAAATGGCAGTAGAAGATTTTGAATTCGATTTTACCGAAGAAATGGCAATCGAATTACTACGTGGAAACGAAGAAGCAGAAGATTGGTATGATGCAATGTGTGAAGTTCTTCCATTATGGGAAATGGATACACCAGAGCGTGTAGCAATGTTTATTGCACAGTGCGGACACGAATCTAACAACTTTAAAGTACTAAGCGAAAACTTAAACTATAGTGCAAAAGCACTTAACGCAATTTTTCCAAAATATTTTGAAAGGGCAGGCAGAGATGCTCAAGAATATCACAGACAACCTCGTAAGATTGCTAACGTCATTTATGCCAATAGAATGGATAATGGGGATACTGATAGCGGTGATGGTTGGCGGTACCGTGGTGGTGGAATACTACAACTTACAGGACGCTATAACTATACTCAATTCGGAATAGAAGTAGATATGTCACCTGAAGAAGCAGTGGAGTACGTGCGTACTAAAAAAGGTGCGCTAGACAGTGCTTGCTGGTTCTGGGATACAAATGACATCAACAAGTATGCAGATGCTCGTGATGTTAAAGGTGCAACAAAACGTATCAACGGTGGCTACATTGGATTAGAAGATCGTAAGAAGCATTACGAACACGCTATGGAAGTTCTAGGCGGACATTGGGAGCCAAGTAAAATTGTATACGAAACAGTACGTTTAGGTTCACGTGGTCCAACAGTACGTGCAGTACAAGAAGAATTGGAAATTGGTGCAGACGGAATTTTTGGCCGTGGCACTGAAGCACACGTAAAAGCATGGCAAGAAGAAAATGGACTAACTCCAGATGGTGTTATGGGTCCAATTAGTTTAGCAATGCTATTTGGAGAAGACGAATGACCGAAAAAGATGATAAAGGTAAATTAGAAGTTAGTGTTCGCATACTAGGAAATGAACTAGTTGCACTACGTATGGATGTAGATGACTTTAAAATGAAATGGTTAGTAATGGGAGTAATTGCTATTGTTGCACTAGGTTGGGCAGCAGGAAGTTTTGGTCCAGAACTAATCAGCATGTTTGGAGAATAATATGGATACAGATCATTATGTAATGAAACTAAAAGAGCACGAAGCTAATAAAACATCAACTAATGATCGAAACAAATATTGGAGAGAGTACAATGAATTGGTTAAAAAACAGACTAAAAGAAAGAACCACACTGGATGGAGTGATGCTAGTAGCGGCTGGTTTGGTAATGGTAATGGCACCGGTTAACTTGGTTGGCTATGCCGCAATTGCATATGGCGCATGGACTATTTGGAAGTCTGAATAATGTGGGATATGATACAAAACATGGCGAGCGATCGTACATGGATTTACACAAGTATTGCTGGTAGTATTGCAGGTGCAATGGTACTAGCATACTTGAGCACTACAAGATTAGGTCTTTGGGGTTATGCTAAGTTTGACCGTATGGTAGATTACTTGGTAGAACGATGGGGCTTAACATGGCTAGAACAGCCAGAGGATGCTTGGAGAAAGAAGTATCCGAAAATTACAGCAAAAATAGACAGCATAGAAAAGCGTCTAGAAGAATTAGAAAAGCGTTGACAAAACGCTTTTTTTATCTTATATTCATAACAATATAACTAAATTAAAAGGAGTAGCATATGCCTACACGTTCTTTCAGTGACAGCGAGATCACGAAACTTAAACAAATTATCAACGAAGGTATTCAAGTAACAGCAGAAGTAGAAACGCTCAAAGGCGGACTAACTGATACTGTACGAGCAATTGCAGAAGAACTAGACATGAAACCTGCAACAATTAACAAAGCTATCCGTATTGCATACAAGCAAGAGTTTGCTAAAGTAGCAGAAGGATTTAACGAACTAGAAGAAGTATTAGCGGCAGTTGGTAAAGACGTTTAATGTATGTAGACGCACATTTCGATAGAGATAAAGATATTATATACGTAGCAGAGCGTGTAAACGGGCGCAGAGAATACAGAGAGTATCCTGCACGTTACACGTTTTACTACAAAGATCAACGTGGCAAATACGAAAGTATTTTCGGCGACAAGTTAGAACGTTTTACAACTACAAACGGTAAAGCATTCAAAAAAGAAAAGAAACTATACAGTGGGCAACGACTTTTTGAAAGTGATATTAATCCTGTATTTAGATGTTTAGCAGATAATTATTTAAATATTGATCCTCCTAAACTACAAACTGCATTTTTCGATATTGAGGTTGACTTTGATAAAGACGTAGGCTTTGCGCCGCCTGAAGATCCGTTTAATCCTGTTACAGCAATCGGTGTACACTTAAATTGGATTGGCAGAACTATATGTTTGGTTATCAAACCTGATACACTTACTCGTGAAACTGCAAAAGAAATTTGCGATAAGTTTGAAGATACACTGTTAATGGACAATGAACGTGAACTACTACAAACGTTCTTAGATCTTATTGAAGATGCAGATGTATTAAGCGGATGGAACAGCGAAGGCTTTGATATTCCATATATGGTTAATCGTATAGCAAGAGTTCTTGGCAAGGAACATACTAAACGTTTTTGTTTGTGGAACAAATATCCAAAACGCAGAGAGTATGAAAAGTTTGGCAAAACACAAGAAACGTTTGATACAATCGGTCGTTTGCACTTAGACTATATGGAACTATATCGCAAGTATACATATCACGAAATGCATTCTTATAGTTTGGATGCTATTGGCGAATACGAACTTGACGAACGTAAAATTGCATATCAAGGTACACTAGATCAGTTATACAACAATGACTTTTATACGTTTATTGACTATAACAGACAAGACGTCGAACTACTAGTCAAACTAGACAACAAGCTACAGTTCATTGACCTTGCAAACGTTATTGCACACGACAACACAGTGCTTATACAAACAACAATGGGTGCGGTTGCTGTTACAGACCAGGCTATTGTAAACGAAGCACACAGGCGTGGCATGATTGTTCCAGACAAAGAACATGACCGTATTCAAGAACATTATCCTAAACAAGTTGCTGCCGCAGGCGCATATGTTGCTACTCCTAAATCCGGCTATCACGAATGGATTGGTAGTATGGACTTGAACAGTCTGTATCCTAGTATCTTGCGTAGTACTAATTTAAGTACAGAAACTATTGTAGGACAAATACGTCACACACTAACTGTACCAATGTTAGATGATTTTAAATGGGAGCCTGCACGTGCATGGGAAGGCAAGTTTGCTTGTCCTGAATATGAACTTGTTATGGACAAAGACCAAGAAGTCTTGCTGTATATTGACTTTGAAAATGGCGAAGAACTGTCTGCAACAGGTGCAGAAATATACAACATTATATTTGAAAGTGGGCAGCCGTGGGTACTAACAAGTAATGGTACTATTGTTGATCAAACTAAAAAAGGTATCATTCCAGGCTTGCTAGAACGTTGGTATAGTGAACGTAAAGTTCTGCAAAAAAATGCTAAAGAGCAAAAAGGCGTAGACGATGAAAAGTTTGCGTATTGGGATAAGCGACAACTTGTTAAAAAGATTAACTTGAACTCACTATATGGTGCGCTACTAAATCCTGGCAGTAGATTCAACGATCCACGTATGGGTCAAAGTACAACACTAACAGGACGCACCATTGCTAGACACATGGGTGCTAAAGTAAACGAACTGTTTACAGGCGAATACAATCATGTAGGACCTGCAATCATATATGGTGATACAGACTCTGTATACTTTAGTGCTTATCCTATATTTAAAGAACAAATCGAAGCTGGCGAAATCACATGGGATAAGGATACTGTTACTGCAATTTATGATGAAGTTTGTGAACAAGCAAATGTAACTTTCCCTGATTATATGGCTCGTGCACATAATGTATTAAATGCAGAACAAGGCGAAATTATTGCAGCGGGTCGTGAAGTTTGCGCACGTGCTGGCATCTTTATTAAGAAGAAACGCTATGCAATTCTTGTTTATGACAACGAAGGATTCAGAGAAGATCAAGGAGGCAAGCCAGGCAAAATTAAAGCAATGGGCTTAGACTTGAAACGTAGTGACACTCCAGCATTTATGCAAGACTTCTTGAATGAACTATTGTTAAAAACGCTAACAGGCACAAGCAACGAAGAACTAATCGATCGTATTATTGAATTTAGACAAGAGTTTAGAAACAAAGAGCCGTGGGAAATCGGAACACCTAAACGTGTTAACAAACTAACATACTACACAGGGTTGGAATGGGAAAAGACTCGTGACGGACAGGAAATGTACAAAGGCAAAGCAAACATGCCTGGACATGTTCGTGCAGCAATTAACTATAACAGAATGCGTAGACTAAACGGCGACAAGTATAGTATGGAAATTATGGATGGTATGAAAACTATTGTCTGTAAACTAAAAAGTAATCCAATGGGATTTACTAGTATCGGATATCCGACAGACGAAACTCGTATCCCAGACTGGTTTAAAGAACTTCCGTTTGATACAGATGAAATGGAAGAAACAATTATCACAAAGAAGATTGAAAACTTGCTAGGAGTTTTGGATATCGACTTAACTAAAGCAGAGGACAAAACTACATTTGAAAGTTTGTTTGATTTTGGATGAAGCGAAGTTTAGATTTACATGGTTATCATATACATGTTGCATGGAAAATGGTTGACAGGTTCTTGCAAGAGTGTTATTATGATAACTATAAATCTTGTGAAATTATTTGTGGACAAGGAATGATACGTAACGAAATTGAAACATGGCTCCACCTAAATAGATTTGTAAGAAACTACAAATTTAATACTCGCACACAAGGCAGTTATAACGTACAGTTAATAAAAAGGAAAAACATATGAGAGATTATCTACTCGATATTGTAAAACATACACACGGTGTAGGAAACATCGAAGCAGTTAAAGTTGTTAGCGACAGTGCTGCAACAGAAATCGAAGCTAAAGACGACAATAACTTTGTTGTTGTTAAAGCAAAGTATAAGAGTGCTATTCCAGGATTAGATGGCACATTTGGTATGCCTAACTTGAGCAAACTAAACATTCTACTTAACATTCCTGAATACAAGGAAAATGCAAACATCACTGTTAACACACGTGAACGTAACGGTGAACAAGAACCGTTTAGTATGAAGTTTGAAAACGCAACAGGCGACTTTAAAAACGACTTCCGCTTTATGCAAAAAGAACTAATGGAAGAAAAACTAGCAAGTGTACGTTTTAAAGGTGCTAATTGGGATGTAGAAGTACAGCCACACAGTGCAAGTGTTGCTCGCTTTAAAATGCAAGCACAAGCTAATAGCGAAGAAAGTTTGTTTGTTGCTAAAGTAGAAGATGGTGATCTAAAATTCTTCTTCGGTGATGACAGTGGTCACACAGGTAACTTTGTATTCCAGCCAGGCGTTGGCGGTAATTTAAATCAAAGTTGGAAATATCCTGTAAGTGAAGTTATGAATATTCTTAACTTAACAGGCGATATTACTATGAAGTTTAGTGATATGGGCGCAGCAATGATTGAAGTAGACAATGGACTAGCGGTATACGAATATATCCTTCCAGCACAAAGTAAGTAAATGACACAACTACCAACAAACTTAACAGACAGACAAGACGACTTTGCTATTTTCTTGCCTGCACTTAGTACATTCTATGCACTGTTTGTGGGTAGACAGCGACGAGGACTAGAGCCATTTGACGAAAACAAAAAAGGCTCTGGTACTCCTTACATTGACTTAAATCGTATCCCAAGTCATTTAACTAACGGTGTTGAAAGTCTCAATTGGTTAGACAATCAAGGACTATGGCAATACAAATGGAGTTTGCACTCTGCAGGACACGCTAGTCTAGACTTAAACAAAGATATGTACCGTGAAGATCAATATCGTGTAAGAGATCGTTCAGCTAGTTGGTTGCTAGGAGACTCAGGTGGCTTCCAAATTGGTAAAGGCAAATGGGAAGGCGACTGGCGCAAAGGTAGTGGCTGTCCACAAGCACAAAAGAAACGTGAAGGCGTACTACGTTGGATGGATGCCTTTATGGACTATGGAATGATACTTGATATTCCAGCATGGGTAAGTCGTTCGCCAGATGGCGCTGCAGCAAGTAAAATTGGTAGCTATCAAGAAGCAGTAGAAGGCACACAAGAAAACAACGAATACTTTATTAACAATCGTAGCGGTGACTGTAAGTTCTTAAACGTACTACAAGGTGAAAACTTTGCACAAGCAGACGATTGGTATTCGCAAATGAAACACTATTGTGATCCTAAAAAATATCCAGATGCACACTTTAACGGCTGGGCAATGGGTGGACAAAACATGTGTGATATTCATTTAGCACTAAAACGTGTAGTTGAACTACGTTTTGATGGATTGCTAGAAAAAGGTTATCATGATGTAATGCACTTCTTGGGCACAAGTAAACTAGAATGGGCACTTGTGCTTACAGCAATACAACGTGGTGTACGTAAGAATCATAACGAAAACTTTACTATCACATTTGACTGTGCAAGTCCGTTTTTATGTACTGCAAATGGACAGTTCTACACAGGACATAGACTAGATCATAATGGCAAGTGGAGTTATATGATGGGAGATGCATTTGATGATCGTCAACTTGCAACAAATACTACATCGTATGATGACTATGCAACACAACATTGTGCACAGTACGGACATACGTGGATGCCTACACCACTAAGTGAAGGTCTAAAAGTAAATGATATTTGTTGTTATGCGCCAGGCGATACAAATAGAATGGGCACAGAAACTAAAACATCTTGGGATAGTTTTGCTTATATGCTTATGATGAATCATAACACTTATACACATATCAATAGCGTACAAGCTGCAAACAGAGCATATGATGCAGGAGATTATCCTAGTATGTTAGTTGATAACCGTTTTGATCGTACAGAAGTTAAAGACGTAATTGCACGTATCTTTGAACTTGACGATAAAGAAAAAGCACTTAAAATGATTGATGACCATGAAAAACTTTGGATGATGGTTGTTGGTACACGTGGTGCAGTAGGAAAGAAAACTGTTAATACTAGTGCACAATTTAACAGTTTATTTGAGGCAGTATAATGAAAACACTTATAGTCGGCATGGGATTTGGTAAAGCAGTATATGGTAGCATATACGAACGCTTAGGTTGGGATATTGTATACGTAGATCCTTACAACAAAGATGCCGACTATATTGAAATTCCAGAAGATCAGTCATTTGCTACTGCACACATTTGTACTCCTAATACAACACATTATGATTTAGCAAATGCTGCAGCTAAAGTTAGTGACATTGTGTTTGTAGAAAAGCCCGGTGTTAAGAATGTAGATCAATGGAATAAACTTTGCACATATAATCCTACAACAAGATTTATGATGACCAAAAATAATCAACACAGATGGTCAGACGCAGAGATAGAAGAACTAAAACAACGTGCAAGTTCCGCAGAAAATATAAAAATTTGTTGGGTTAACAGTAACAGAGTACCACGTCCGGGTAGCTGGTTTACTAATAAAAAACTAGCATATGGCGGTGTCAGTAGAGACTTAACTCCACACTTACTGAGCATCTATCAGTTACTATATCCAACTTGGAAACATTCAGTTAGAACACAAACATCTCTAAAACAGAACTGGACATTAGATGACCTAACAGATAGTGACTATGGTGATGTAATTGAAAATGGTGTATATGATGTAGATGACTATTGTTTATTGACATATCAAAATTTTGAGATATACTCTAATTGGAGAAGTAAAACAACAGATGATTTTGCAATTTATTTTGACGACGAACGGATTGAACTAGGTCCGTTGTGTCCAGAAAGTGCATATGAAAATATGATTAACGCTGCAATTGATAATTGGAAAAACGATAATTTTTGGAAACATCAAAAGGAGATGGATCTATGGATACACCGACATGTGGCGACACTGTAAGAGCTCTTGCTACAGATGGGCAAGGTGCATTTTATGAAACTACTTACGTAATCCCAGAATTAAATAAAGGCGACATACTAGTCAAAGCAGTTATGACTGGAGTGTGTCGCAGTGATGTTGCAATGATGCAAGGTGACTTCCAGCTGTTACCTGCACATATGCACGGACACGAAGGATTAGGTATCAACACAGCAACAGGAGAGTATGTTGCAACACGTGGAGAGCCTGCATATGCAGACTACTATGTTGCTCGAGAAGGCACTTATGTAAATGTTCCTGAATTAGATCCTAAATACATTGCAGAACCTGTTGCATGTGGTATTAATGTAATTCTAAATAGTTTAGAAGACTTACGCAGACGTGAAGGCGGCAAAGTTCTTATATTAGGTACAGGGTTTTTAGCTCGTGTTGTACATCAAACAATGAAAATTGTCAAACTAGAGTACGACGATATTACTGTAGTAGGACATAGTAATGCAGACTATTGGGGCGATTTGCTTATGTCTGACGTTGATACAACTGAATACGATGTTGTAATTGATTTAAGTGATACTAGTAGACTTATGAGAGTAGAAGTTGCACCAAACGGACTTGTAATTATGGCAGCCGAAAAAGCCGATATGGTTATGACAAATTTTAGTAGTTGGTTATGGAATAATGTAACAATGCATTTTCCAAGTCCACGTGCTGTTAGTTTTATACAAGCATTGAATGTAGCAGTAACATGGCAAGAAACAAATAAATTAAACCTTGACAATATTTGGACTAAAGGTTATAATCGTGATAATGAATGGAAACAAGCCTTTGAAGATGCAGTTAATCGACCTGAAGGCTATAGCAGAGGTTATATCAAATGGGATTAAATACAGACGAACGCCAAGACGTAGTTTACTTTATTGGTACTGAAATTGAAAACACTTGCATGAAAGGTGAAAAAACACTGTTCGTAGTTGGTGTTCGAGATTCTAAAGAAATTGCACAAAAAGCAGATGAACATAAAATTAAACACTTGTACTTTGGTACAAGTCAAAGTTTTAATCCTAACAATTGGGAAGAATATGAACTTTGGGTAAATATGATTACACCTTTACTTAAAGAAGGTTACTGGTGTACATTGGACTTTGGTGTAGAACATGCATCTAATGTACTTGAATGTGGGTTTGACGAATATGATAACTATATTAGTATGATAAGTGTTAAACTTCCATACATTAAACAGTTCAATTATAATGCAACACTTAAACTAGATGATACAACATGGGGACATAGTAATCCAGGTGTTTGGTGTCATAATTTACATGAATTACAAAAACGCAAAGTCTACACAGACTGGCGTGAATATGTAGGAGATACAGTAGTTTGACTAAAGTAGGCTTTACATGTAGTACATTTGACTTGCTTCATGCAGGACATATTATTATGTTACGTGAAGCAAAAGAACATTGCGATTATTTGATAGTCGGTCTCCAAACCGATCCGACTATTGATAGACCAGGTGAAAAAAATAAGCCTGTGCAAAGTTTAGTTGAGCGTTATGCACAACTGAGCGCAGTAGAATATGTAGATGAAATTGTCCCATATGAAACTGAACAAGATCTGATTGATATTTTAACAATGTATCACATCGATATGCGTATACTAGGCGAAGAATATCGTGAAAAAGATTTTACTGGCAAAGAAATTTGTCGTAAGCGTGGTATTGAACTGTACTTTAATAAAAGAGATCACAGATTCAGTACAAGTGATCTAAGGGAAAGAGTAGAAAATGCCCCGAGAAAAAACACAACTGTTAAAAAGTTTGGAAAAGAAACACAGAACACTTGACAAAGAAATAGAACAGTTGTATAAACATACTAATGCTGAATTAAGTATAAAAAGTCTTAAGAAGCAAAAACTTAAACTAAAAGAACAAATTGAAACCGTTAAAAAGGAAATAAAAAATGGTTAAGAAAATTCGTGTTATTGACGAACCTGTAGAAGAAAAAACTGAAGAAGCATCTATGGAATCGTTTTATGAACTTGCAAAAACAATGGATTGGAAGTTATGGGAAATGATGCAAATCATGCAGAGAGTTGAGAAAAAACTATCAGTTATTGATACTGATACTGAAGACAAATAATGCAAGAACGTTATTACGAATATATGCTTCGGCGTATGCGTGAGGAAGATAACAAAATGAATAAAACAAAAACAAATATTTGGGTCACCTTTCAAAAAGAAGGGTTACACAAGTATCCTGCAGCAATAGATGATCCCAATCTTGCAACTGGTGACGAGTATGACGTAAGTTTCTTAGGTTATGTTCATCGTCATATGTTTCATTTTAAAGTTGAGATTGAAGTATTCCACGACGATCGAGACATTGAATTTATCCAGTTTAAACGCTGGTTAGAAAAACTTTATGCAGAAAATACTCTGCAACTTGACTTTAAATCCTGTGAGATGATTTGTGATGATCTTGCAGAAGCAATTAACAACAAATATCCTAATCGCAAAATGACAATTACTGTAAGCGAGGATAATGAAAACGGAGCAACATGCAGCTATGAATAATGTAGCAACTGATATTCGTGACGTTCGTCAAGGGCGTGTAAGTGTAAATGACGTTAAGTGGGATCTTATTAAGATTATCGAACCATATGACGGTGTACTAGCGACAAATCGAGGCAGTGAAGAAACTGTTCGTCGTTTGTTTAACTTATATTTAAGTGATCTTAAATATGCTAATTTAATTCAAAGTTACGACATTCAAGGAATGATTCGTGACACTGCAATTACTTACGATGTAAGTGTAAAACTTAGTGCTGAACGTAGCCCTAAGAAACTTAAAATTCACGTAGGTGTGTATCAACCTAAGGCAGCTTAATGACTGTATATATAGTTGACATCGAAGCAGTAGATACTCGATATACTAAACAGTGGAAAGATTATCTACCTAAGCAACTACAAAAGCGTACAGATAATGTAGTAGTTATTAGCGGAGGTGAAACTCCGCAAGCTACTACACCTGGCGCTTTTCTTAATTTCGGCGGTACTAATGTTTACAAGTCTAAACAACTTGAAACAATAGGCGAAATGTTTTGCAACGGAGAAATTAAAGACGGAGACTATTTCTTATACACAGATGCTTGGAATCCTACAGTTATCCAACTCAAGTATATGGCAGAGCTATTAGGTGTTCAAATCACTATTGGTGGTATGTGGCATGCTGGTAGCTATGATCCTCAAGATTTTTTAGGAAGACTTATAGGTAATAAACCTTGGGTACGTTATGCAGAGAAAAGTATGTTTCATGTATTTGATGACAACTTCTTTGCTACAGAGTTTCATGCTAAAATATTTGCAGAGAATTTGCTAGAGTTTAAAACAATGTTTGGTCTCGAACCTGCAGAATGGTTTATGGAACAAGACAACGTTAGTATTGTAGGATGGCCAATGGAATACTTACGTGATACAATGCTTCCATATAAAAATATGGAAAAACGTGACACTATTGTATTTCCACACAGGCTTGCTCCTGAGAAACAGTTAGAAATTTTTAATGATCTAAAAAAAGAACTTACTGAATACGAGTTTATTGTTTGTCAGGAAAAACAACTAACTAAAAATGAATATCATAATATACTAGGAGAAGCTAAGATTGTGTTTAGTGCTAACCTGCAAGAAACACTAGGTATTAGTGCATTTGAAGGTATGTTAGTAGGTGCTATTCCGATGGTTCCAGATCGTTTAAGTTATACAGAAATGTATGATGAGGAATTTAGATATCCAAGTGAATGGACAGAGTCATGGGATAGTTATCAAAAACATAAAGGTAAAGTTATAGAGCGTATTCGTAAGTATATGCAAAATCATAAAAACTATAGTAATTACCTAAATAGTAATGCAGCAGAATTGCATAACAAATTTTTTAGTGGCAGTAAATTATATGATAAAATTGAAGGAAAGGAAATAGTAAATGCGTGAGATTCTATTAGAAGCACTACGTAGTCATGCTAAAGGACACGTAGATAAACATAAGGCAAATGTAGAAGTTTACCTAAATAATACTACAGGAATTGGTGAACACCCGGACATTATTGAAGCAATGGAAATGGAAATTATGGAAATTGCAAAGTATGACGATGTCCTTGAAATGCTTGACAAATACTTTGCATAAAAGTATATTGAATATAACACGTCTCGCCGTGTATAACTAGGAGAATATAATGGCAAAAAGCGAACAATTAAAAGCACGACTCGATGATGCAGGCATCCGCTATTGGGCAGGTGATAACATTAGCGAAGTTATGCAAAATGGTGATAAGGAAGAACTTATCGAAGAACTTACAGGCAAGTTCGAAAGTGTACTAGACAGTTTGGTAATCGATAGACACAACGATCCAAACAGTATGGATACCGGACGCAGACTTGCTAAAATGTATATTAATGAGATTATGGGCGGACGATATGATCCTCGCCCTAGTGCAACTAGTTTCCCTAATGACAGCAATGATCGTTATGAAGGCATGCTAGTTGTTAGAAGCGAACTACGTAGTATGTGTTCGCATCATCACCAACCAGTAACTGGTGTAGCATACATCGGTATTATTGCTGCACAAAAACTGATTGGACTTAGCAAGTACACTCGTTTGGCACAATGGTGTGCTAGACGTGGAACACTACAAGAAGAACTTGCTAACGATATTGCTAAAGAAATCATGAAAGCTACAGGTAGCGGAGACGTAGGCGTATACGTACAAGCTACACACGGCTGTTGTGAAAACAGAGGCATTATGGCACATTCTAGTTTAACACAAACTAGTGTGCTGCACGGCGCATTTAATAAAGACATGGGAACAAAGAAAGAATTCTTTGACAACATTAAACTACAACAAGAATTTGCGCCACGTTGAAGGAGAAAATTATGACAAATAAAAGTTTAGTAATGAAACTTGCATTATTGCATGTTATTGTTATTACTATTTCAAACGCACTAGTAGGGATTCCAGTAGAAATCTTTGGTGTTAAATTAACATGGGCAGCGTTTACGTTCCCAATTGTTATTGTTGCTACTGATCTTACAGTAAGACTTCTTGGTAAAGAAACTGCAAGATCAACAATTGCATATGCATATCCACTAGCAATTATTGGTAGCATTTTAGTAGTAATGCTAGAAGGCGCACCAATGAGTGTTGCACTACGTATTGGTTTTGCAAGTGCTACTGCATACGCAGTTGGAGCAATGCTTGATGTTTACGTGTTCCAATGGATACGTGAAAACTACAAAGCATGGTGGGCTGCACCTGCACTATCAACTGTTGTTGCAAACGTAATTGACAGTTACACATTCTTTGCAGTTGCTTTCCACAACAGCGCAGATGAATATATGGCTGCACATTGGATGGAGATTGCAGGATCACAAACAGTACTAAAAATTGTAGTAGGTCTAATTGTATTCCTTCCAGCATACGGTTTATTACTCAAAGCAATTAGTGGTAAACTGCGTGAACAATAAACTGGAAATTTCAGTTAACAAATTGAGTAACCGCCCCAATCATTTATCTGGTGGGGGCGGTGCTCTTAATGCAGGATATACACCTGTCGATGCACTTGCACGTGTAAGCAATATACTAGGACAACTCGGACTAGAATATGGAAAAGATTTTACTTGGAAAAGTTTTGAGTATGGAACAGGAGAAACCGCTTCTAGTTCATTTGAGCAGTATTTGGTGTTGACTTTCAAAAATAAAAATGTTATGCTAACTGCAAAACTAGCAATAGAAAGTATGAAATGAACAAACAATATTACACATACAATGATTTGCATGATGCTGCCACAGACATTGTGTTACAAATGTATAATGATGCGTGGCGTCCAGATTATATTGTAGGACTTAACAGAGGTGGCTTGCCATTAGCACTGCGTATTAGTCATTTGATAGATGCTAACATGTATACACTAGATGTTAGATTACGTGACGGTAGCGGCAATGGTCCTGAATCAAATTGTTGGATGGCAGAAGATGCATTTGGTTATGTATCCGAGATTGGTAGAGATGATGTTTGGAGTAAAGCTACAAGCGATCCTGCTAAGAAAAAGAATATACTCATTGTAGATGATATCAACGATACTGGTGCTACCTTTAACTGGATTAAAGATGATTGGCAAAAGAACTGCTTACCTGCTCATCCAAATTGGGACACTGTATGGGGACAAAACGTTCGCTTTGCTACAATGTGTGAAAAAACACATACAATTTTTGACGGTGTAAATTATAATTGGAAAACAGTGGATACTAGCGAAGGCGATCCTTGGATTGTTTTTCCTTGGGAGTATGATAAATGATAAATGAAAAAGACAGTCAAATGGTAATGTGGTTACATGATAAAGCTCGTGCAACCGGAAACAGTTACTTTAGAGAAGTAGCAGATCGTCTAAACGAACTTGCTAAAATTGTTGAAACAGCCGAACGTGAAGCACAGCATATAGCAGTACAAGGATAGCACAATGTGGATACTAGTAGTACTAAGCACAGTTTATGGTAGTGATGAAGTCCGTCTTACACACTACGAGTTATATCAAGACGGTAACCGTTGTTCAATCGAACGTGCAGTTTTAGAAGCAACATTTGAAAATAACGAAAAAGCAATTTGCATACAACATAGGAATAGCGATGAGTAGACCACAACTATCAGATCAAGAAAACAAAGCTATAGATGAATGGTTAAAAAAGAATAAAGTAACTGTATGCGAAGCAGGCGAAAAAACCGATCCTGAAGATATTGAATATACATTTAAAGTTGGCAAAAGAGGAAAGTCAAAATGAGTTTTGAATGGAATAGAATACACAAGTGGGAAGAAAACCACGAACGTAATATTACAGACGATGTTTATGAATATGTGTGTGAACACTACGGTATCGATAATGTAGAAGAACTAGATGGTGACCAACTAGCAGAAATTGAAGCATACAGAGAAGAACTACACGATTATAGTGTAATGCAAATCGGATTCAGTAACTTAATTAGTCACATGGACACAGTACTATGGGAGAAAGAAAATGGGTAAGAAAATTTATATTCGTGGTAGCAACTACGGCGGCGAAATGACTATTGGTACAGTAACACCAGAGTTTGTTACATACTGGCAAGGACGTGACGAAGATGAACTTATTAATCATTTGCAAGCACTAGAAGATTGGCAAGACGGCGAAGACATCGATCCAGACAGTCCTGACATTTTAGAGGATATGGAGTACTATAACAGTTGGTACGAGATTGACGACATTCATCACCAAACAGCTAGTAACGGACTTGAATTAATGGCGTTCGAACTAGACGAAGATAACGAAATTGATTGGGACAAACGTATTGATTTCGATCCACATCAATTATACAGTCGTGAATGCTATACACAAGAAGAGCCACAAGATGAAGAAGAAGAGGATAATAGTGTTCCTGTGCTAATGTTTTATAGTGCAGAAAAAGGAGAGTTCGGCGGCTGGATTGTAGAACTCAAAGACGGAGAAGAATTTGATCCTAACTTGGTTGCGGTGTCTGGTGTAGAAACAGATCACGGCGAAATGATTGAACGTTTATGGTATAACAAAGAAGAAATCGAACAAGATTATGATTTTGTTGATAGTCGTGGAAAGGGTTATTATGCACAAGTAGCATGGTTTAATAAACGTTGGGAAGATAGTCATATGCACGAAGGTGATGATTATTGGGACGAAGCATGGGAATACTACGAAGACGAATTAGCAGAAAAACGTGCACGTGCAGAGGAAGAAACAGTTGACAACTAAAGAACCATATCGTAAACTAAGAGATAATAACTGGGTCGTTACTGTACAAGAAAACGGTAAAGACAAAGAATTGTATGTTGAACTGCCTCCAGAAATGCTCAACCAAGTTGGTTGGGATGATGGAGACACACTGCTCTGGGAAGAAATAACTCCTGGTGCATGGCAAATAACAAAGAAAGAAGAAGATGAAACTTAGATATAGCGAAGCATTTTATAGTGTACAAGGCGAGGGTAAATACGTAGGAGTACCAAGTGTATTTCTACGTACTTTTGGTTGTAACTTTCGTTGTATGAACTTTGGTGTTGATAAAAGTGTAGGTGATCGCTGGAAACAACATGCAGAAGGCAATCGTTACAATGCAGAAGTAAAAGCATTGCTAGATGATGGTATTGTAGAAAAAACAGAAAAGTTTGAAGACTTGCCTATTGTACACACTGGTTGTGATACATATGCAAGCATTTATCCAGAGTTTAAAGACTTTAATCGACTTGCAACAGTCGACGAAGTTGTAGAACACTTGCTTAGTTTGTTGCCGGAAGGCAAATGGACTATGGATAACGGCCAGGACGTACACTTAATTCTTACAGGCGGCGAGCCATTACTTGCTTGGCAGCGTTTATATGTCGAGTTATTTGAACACCCAGGTATGCAGGATTTAAAAAATGTCACAATTGAAACAAACACTACACAACAGTTACACAACGACTTCTACAATTATCTCAACAACAATGACAGAATTAAAGTTACTTTTTCGTGTTCCCCAAAACTCTCAGTTTCAGGCGAGTCTTGGAGTGATGCTATCAAGTCTGATGTTGCTCGTGAGTATTCCCTTGTGGATGGCGCTGATATGTACTTTAAGTTTGTTGTTGCTGATCAAGACGATGTTGACGAAGTTAGTAGAGCTGTCGATACCTATCGTGAAGCAGGCGTGGACGTACCTGTATACCTCATGCCGCTTGGAGGGCGTAGTGAAGAATACACACTCAACGTACAAGAGGTGGCGAACCTCTGTATGGAACGAGGGTGGAGGTTCTCGCCTAGACTCCACATCAGCTTATTCGGAAATGCCTGGGGAACTTAAAGAGGTTGCCAAATATAGTAAAGGAATACACACCGAAGAGCAATACGAAAAGATAAGGAAACATTTATGAACAACTATATTTTTACTAGCGAAAGTGTTAGCGATGGACACCCAGACAAAGTAGCAGACCAAATCTCAGATGCACTTGTCGATGCTGGTTTAGCAGCAGGAGATGAAACAACTCGTGTTGCTGTTGAAACACTTGTAACTACCAATCATGTAACATTGGCAGGCGAAGTAAAAAACTTTAATGTAAGCAAAGACGAAGTTAAAGAAATTGTACGCAATAAAGTCAAAGAAATTGGCTACGAGCAAGAAGGATTTCATTGGGATAATTTAAATATCTATAATGAAATTCATGCTCAAAGCGGAGACATTGCACTAGGTACAGATGATTTTGGAGCAGGCGATCAAGGTATTATGTTTGGCTATGCATGTAATGACAACGAAGCATATATGCCAGCACCAATTTACTACTCGCATGAAATACTAAAACGTTTGCGTGATATGCGTAAGGACGGTTACGAATACTTAGGTCCAGACGCTAAATCACAAGTAAGTGTTGAATACGAAGGCGGGCGTGTAAAGCGCATTGATCAAGTAGTTGTAAGCCAACAGCATCGTGAAGGTTTTGGTGAAAGTGTAAAGATGCCTATCCGCAGTGCTGTAGGAGATGTACTAGGAGATTTAATAGATGATAAAACTGTATGGCATATTAATCCTACCGGTAACTTTGTTATTGGTGGGCCTGACGGTGATGCTGGCGTTACTGGACGTAAAATTATCGTGGATACTTACGGCGGATTTGCTCCTCATGGTGGCGGTGCTTTTAGTGGTAAAGATCCAACAAAGGTAGATCGCAGTGCTGCCTATATGGCTAGGTGGCTTGCTAAAAACGTAGTAGCAGACGATATGGCAGATTGGTGTCAGATTCAGTTATCATATGCTATAGGTGTTAAAGAGCCGACAAGTATATATGTTGATTCAAATGGACATAATCGCAGTATTCAAAAGTTTATCGAGAACAATATTAACTTAACACCAAAAGGTATTATTGATAGATTTGACTTATTTAACTTTACACAGTATAGTAGTAACTGTACATATGGGCACTTTGGAAACAAAGATGTTCCTTGGGAAAGGATTGGTTGGTAATGAAAGAACCACGTACAGAAAAATTAGTTGAAGAACTTAAAGAAACAATCGATCGCTTAAATAGATTAGATAAACTATTGCAACGATCCAATGTTAGTTATGATTTAGGACGCAACAGACGAGATGAAGAATACACATTAAAAAATGTTGTACAAACGGTAGAGTACTAATGAGCGAATGGTTTAGACGACTTATCTTTAAGCATACAGGAAAAGATGTGTATGCTAAAGAAGAAGAAACAAAAGAAAATGCACTAGGTCCATGGGTCAAAGTAATTGAAGTACATTTTGACAAAGACAACCCACAACGTGGATACTTTGAATTAGATTGGAACGACGACTTTGTTGGACTATTAGGTGAAGCAGGCTATGCAGGTGAAACACCAGAAGCAATTGTAGACTTATGGTTTAACGACTTATGTCGCAGTGTAGCACTTGAAGCACAAGGCGATGACGACATATAATCCAAATGTGTACACTATACAAAAATTAGGAGCACCAGACTGGACTGCTATGAGACTATGTAACGATCCAACATTGTTCTGCTATGAACATCTAGAAAAAATTTGCAAGCACTACGATGCACAGTATGTAGTTGATAGCGAATTCGATAATCATTCGTGTGCAGTATTTTATAGTTCTAAACCACATCCCGACAGTAATAGTAGATATTTTGCTATGTACTTGGATTATGAAACACAACAATTATTAGTAACAGATGGAAGTTTTATAGAGGATCAGGAATTTGCAGGTATCATTGCAGACAATGGAGATATTATCTTTAGTAGAAGCAGATATGATTATCGAGTTAGTGATGACGAGTCTGTTTGGATTGATGGCGGTCGTGATTATACAAGACGACCATTAGTAAGCGTAGATCGTTTAGTAAGATTAACAGTTCACAAAGGCAGACTGGAGGTATGGTTTGACAACGATTAGTGGATGCTGCGGTGATCCTCGTCCTGCATATTTTTTAACAGAAGCAACTACACCAGAAGGACATGAATATAGAATTACTATTTCATATTGTAAAACTTGTGGTAGTCAAAAAGCAACTTCAAACATAAAGCACGTAAAATGACACCAGCAGAAATATTTGAATACAAGCAACGTTGGAAGCCTGGTTATACTGTACGACTGCATAGCGATGTAGTTGATCGTGGAAAAGTTTATTGTAGGAAAAGATTAAAACAACACCAGTGGAGTGTAACAACTTGGACCGGACAATACGAACATACGTTTCACTTTGAATGTAGTGGCGAAGCATTACAATTTAAGATAGCAATGGGAGAGTATGCAGACCAATGAAAGACCGTAATGAAATTTTAAATGCACTTCGCAACGGCGATGTTATTGTAGAGTTTACAAAAGTAAACGGCGACTATCGCAAAATGATTTGTACTCTTAATGAAAGTGTTGTACCAAAAGCAACTAAAGAGGATCCATTGACACAAAAAAAGGTTCGTGCTATAAATGAAGATGTTTGTGTTGTATGGGATGTCAACGCAAAAGGATGGCGTAGTTTTAGATGGGACAACGTGGTAAATGCAGAAATTGATTTACCGTTTTAAAGGATAAAAAAATGGAAGATTTAAGAAGAGCCGATTATTGGATATACCCAAACATACTAGATGACAATACAATCGAACGTATTATGGGTATAGGAGATAATGCTGAATGGCTAGATGCTGCAGTTGCAGTAGAGTCAAATCATGAAATTAGAAAGACAGAGTTGGCATGGAGTAACGAGCAATGGCTATACGATACATTTTGGTCATTGATGGAAATGGCAAATCAAAATGCAGGATGGAATTTTGAAATATCGGCTGCAGAATCATTTACTCTTGGCAAATACGAAGATGGTGGCCATTATAAATTCCATATGGATGGAAATGGTGTTCAGCCTTTGAACTATCCCGGAAATGAATTTTTACACGGAAAAACTAGAAAAATTTCATTTGTTGCATGGCTCAATGAAGATTTTGAAGGTGGAGAATTTGAATTTCATCCGAGCACTGTTCCTGCTGAGAGAGGGCTCATAAAGCCAACAAAAGGAACTGTAATATTTTTTCCAAGTTGGTATCTACACAAAGTGCATCCTGTTACTAAAGGCACTCGCTATGCATTAATTACATGGTTTAATGGTTGGCCAGTGAGATAATATAGAATATGGATAAAATACGTAACTACATTCTACACAGTGATACACTTGCACCAATATTTTGGAAAATATGGTTCTGGTGGGGAATTAGACAAGCAATGAAAGAACGTAAACGCAAAGAAGCAGAAGATGCAAAAAGAGAACCAATGGACAATGATCAGTATTGGGAAATGGTCCATAAGAAAAGGCAGATGAAAGAATGACAGAAATTATAATTTATAATATTTTATTTTGGGTGCCATACATTTGGATATGTAGTTTACCAGCAAAATTGATGCAACTAGCAACAGATGGAAATAGCAAATGGAACAACCTAAGTTAATATTACTGTCAGACATTATAGAACAAAAAGTTCGTAAAGAAAAAGAGCTAGAGTTCTATCAAGCAGAATTAGAAAAACTCAAAGAAAAAATGTATTGGCTTCAACGTGATATTGATGTCAACAATATAATCATTGACATGATTAAATCAGATAGTATACTAGATGTAAAAGAGAACATGGAAACAAAATTACTCAAGGATGACAAATGACTTATATCTTAGTAGATAGTCTTAATATGTTTTATCGTGCACGTCACGTAGTACGAGGCGATGACATTGAAACTAAAATCGGTATGGCATATCATATTATGTTTAGTGCTATTAATAAAGCATGGAGAGACTTTAACGGCAGTCATGTTGTGTTTTGTTTTGAAGGACGTAGCTGGCGTAAAGATCACTACGAGCCTTACAAGCGTAATCGTAAAGAAGCACGTGACGCACTAAGTCCACGTGAACAAGAAGAAGATCAAAAGTACTTTGAAGCATTTGATGAACTAAAATCGTTTATGGAAAAGCGTACTAACTGTACTGTACTTCAACATCCTGTGTGTGAAGCAGACGACTTTATTGCACGTTTTATTCAGAATCATCCTAATGATGAACACGTTATTATCAGTAGCGACAGTGACTTTTATCAGTTGCTTGCTAACAATGTAAGTCAGTATAACGGTATTACTAATCAACATATTCGTTTAGATGGTGTATACGATGATAAAGGCAAGCCTGTTGTAGATAAGAAAACTAAAGAACACAAAGTTGTAGGCGATCCTGAATGGTTACTATTTGAAAAGTGTATACGTGGCGATACAAGTGATAATATCTTTAGTGCATATCCTGGTGCACGTAAGAAAGGTACTAAAAATAAAGTTGGACTACTAGAAGCATTTGAAGACAAAAATGATAAAGGCTTTAATTGGAATAACTTTATGTTGCAAAAATGGGTAGATCACGAAGGTGTTGAGCACCGTGTACTAGATGATTATCAACGTAATCGTGAACTAATCGATCTTACAGCACAACCTGCAGAGATTAAAACAGTACTAGATGAAACTATTGTTAATCAAGTACAGCGAGTTCCTGTAAGCGGCGTTGGTATTCATTTTATGAAGTTTTGTGGTAAACACGATTTACAACGTGTAAGTGCACAAGCAGAAGCTCATGCAGAGTATTTGAATGCCGCTTATTAAAGTATGCCGTGCAACAATACCGCATGGCATATTAACGACAAACTTTGAAGTAGAAGACGTAGTTGACACTTGGATTAAATCAGGCAAAGGAAAGTGGGTTAGTGAAAATTGTAAAGCATTAACAACTGAAGTTAATGATAGTTGGGCAGATGGTTCATTGGCAGTTACTATAATAGCAGACTTTACAAGAGAACAGCACATAACCTATAAACTTATGTGGTTACATGAAATATAAAGCAAAACCAGTATTAGAAGATAAGTTTTGGATAGTTGAAGCCAACGGTAGCAAGATTGGTACACTTAAAGCTGTAAACGATAAATATATATTATATAATAGCTATAATAACTCAGAAACAACATATGAGAATTTAGACGATTTTAAAATCGAAACTAAAAAGTCAAAGACTTTTATAAACGAAACTGTTTACGGCTATCCCGCTAACACTGAGCAAGCGCACGATATCGACCTACTAGATAATGTGCCTATCTATAAGAAAACAGCCAGTTCTAGCGTATATTTTGCGGCCGGCTACTATTGTTTGCTATTTCCGATGGGTTGGAGACCAAGTTTTTGTCCTAGAGCAGATACGCTACAAAAGTATACATATTCCGGACCGTTTAAGAACGAGTCGGATATGAATTTGGCTATGAAGCGTAAAGGGCAAGAAAATGAAATATCTAATAACTAGTTTTGTTGTATTACTTTCTACTAGTGTGTTTGCACAAGAGACTGATAGAACATATTTTTTTACTAGAGCCGAGTGTTGGCCAAGTGAAAAATTTATGTCAATGGTAATGACCAGATGGAACGAAGAAGCACTGTTTACCGGAACTAGTATGACGTTTAGTCAAGATGGCAGATCATTCCCAGGCGGAATGATGTTTTTTGTAAATCAAGATAGTGGCACATGGACATTAGCAAATCTATACCCAGACGGTACAATTTGTATACAAAACGCAGGTACTGATTTTTCTCCTTTTAGTATAACAAAACCCAAGGGAGAAAAAGGATGAATTGGTTAATCGTGGTAATATTTGCCACAGTCACAGGAGATGTGTATATTTTCACAGATCCAACATTTGAAACAAGACAGCAATGTGTAGATAGTGTTAGAAGCACAGAAGATCAACAAGGTTATATACGCCAACTTATGAGAGAATATGGCGAAGTGATGCCAATAGCGGGTGTAAACTGTCTACAAGAAGATACAATAAAAGAAATACTTGAAAAGCATCCAAATGCACCAGTAAAACAAGGTAAAGCGACTTAATTCTGTACTACTTTAATAAATATATTAAAGCAGTATAGAAAGAGTGAAAATGGCTAGACCTAAACCAAAAATTTTAATGGAGTGGACAGACCCCAAGACATTCCGTAGTGAACAGTTATTAGATGCAGATGCAATATATGCAGTATTTCACGACGGTAAACCTATTAACTTACGTAGTTTAAATAGTTTATCAAATTATCCAGGCCCTAAGTATAAAAAAGTATCGTTTAGTAATAGCGGACATGCATTTAACTTAGCAGAACGATTAAACAAATTATATAAAACTGATAAGTTTGAAGTAATTAAACTCACACAAGGTGAGGTAATAAAAGAAGATGACACCGGACTTTTATAACAGTGTATTAGCACATGCTAAAACAATGGAATACGGTGACCGAATGTCTCTGAGAAATATCTTTAAAAATTATAGAAATGGCAAAGGCCTCAACTTAACAAAGTTTGGGGTCGCTGTTTTGAATGACATGGGCTTTGAAAGTGAACACTTTATGCTTAATGTAGAGCCTAAGTTCAATGCACATCTGCGTATATTGTTGGATAGATACAACAAATATCCTTATTACATTAGTAGACGTGAGTTAGTATTGTATGGAAGTGAAGATCGTATGTTATACAAATTGTACGGACATGACTTAACTGCATGGGTTGAACATATGGAAGAAAATATGAAAGAAGAGGGAGGCTGAATTTTCATTGTTATGATCTTTCAGCCTTCAAGGCCGTTACTTACGGTTCCAGATACCCCAAAGTACCCAGATCGCAATCAAGCCCATTAGGCCTTCTGCGCCAAGTGTTGACAGCATACCTGCTACGTTAGCAACTACACTAGTCTCTGGAAAGAATGGAATTGCGCCCATGCCTAGTACTTCTACTACGATCATAAGTGCTGCAATTGAAAGACCTACATCTGCAAGTCCTGCTGCCCATGCTTTTACTTTGTTCAACATATCCATGATATATCTCCCTTCCTTTTGTTGGCTACGGATTTTATTTTACCCGTAATAGTACTTATCTAAATCTGCGTTAAATTAACGCAGGGTAAGATATCTTGAAAAGGTTAAATTATGTTGATCCGTAAATTGTACCGTTATTTGTTAATGAAACAGATGAGCCAGTTATAGCAGCACCACCAGCACCGCCAGTTGAACCCCCATCTGCGCCGCCTCCAGCAGCACCCCAGCCGCCTCCGCCTCCACCGCCGCCTGATATACTACTATGGTGAATATCAAGCACACCTTCGCCGCCCACAGAACCGCCTGATCCGCCTGCACCACCGCCAGCGGTACCAACATCTCGCAAACCAGGTGCACCACCAGTGCCAGGAAGTATACGTCCTCCGCCGCCGCCGGAACCAGACTGATCAGAACCCCAACCTTGGCCACCGCCACCTCCGGCTCCGCCGCCTTGGCCACCATCTGGATCGTTCCAAGCTGGATTACCTGGGCCAAGTGTACCGTTTCCACCTGATTGATTTATACCACCGCCTGTGCCGCCTGCGGTTCCATTTGCAGAACTGCCGCCATTACCGCCGCCTGCGCCGCCGCCTCCGCCACCGCCGGCTCCTGGACTTGGCCATTTTTTGCCACCGCCACCTCCGCCACCGCCTCCAGCGATGAAAGAATTATTAGTAATAGATACACCAGATGCAGACACACTAATAGCAGGGCCGCCTGCACCGCCAGGACTGCCAGGAGAGCCGCCGTCACCGCCTTTACCAATAATATTACCGTTATTGATAATAGTTAAATTTGATGTATTAACAGTTAAAGCTGCAGTACTAGTGCTATCAGAATATATCCAAACACCACTATTAATAATTAATGTATCACCGCTTGATAGACCAAGTGAACTTGTCGACGTACCGCCAGACTGATTACCAGTCACTGAAATAGTTTGGGGAGGCGGAGCTACAGATATAGATACAGTTGCATTATCGGAGCCGCCTGAACTTGATGCTGACAACGTATACGATGTGCTACTAGTAGGACTTACCGATGTACTACCGCTTGATGAATTTACCGATCCAACGTTACTAATAAAAGCACTTGTTGCATTACTAATTGACCACGATAGTGTAGAGGAATCACCTTCGATAATACTAGAAGGTGAAGCAGTAAACGAATTAATAACAGCAGGTGGTACATATTCTTCAGCACCATAAAAATCTGAAAAACTTATTGTGCCAGACGAAGGAATAGTATTAGGATCAGTTGCTAAACTAGATACGTTAGATCCGCCTTTGTAATATTCGGATATACTAGTTGGACTAGAATCTCCAAATTCATTTTGAATATTAGCAAGACTTATTGATCCGCTACTTTGCAATGCCATACTGCGATCCTCTTTTTTATATTTATTATGATTTTTTTTAAAAAAGATGCATTTAGGTATTGACATCCAAGACATCTTACACTATATTATATATGTAACAAGAAGGAGAACACGATGTTTAGAATTCCAGATTTTCATGTTGTAGAGATGACGTTCGACGAAGCAAAGTCAACACTTTCTCGTTTAACAGAAGGCGGCTTGCTTTCTGGACTTGAGTACATGAACAAAAAATGGGACGAGCATTGTGTTACCGAAGATGCAGACGACGACGATTTCTATAGCATGTGGTGTTATGAGTGTAGTGCTTTTAACATTGTATTCGAAAAAATGGCACCTCTTTTTGCAGAAAAGTAAAAAAAGTAGTTGACACTGTCTTTAACATATAATAAGCTATACATGTAAAACACCAACCCAGGAGTATTAAACATGGATTTACAAACACGTACAATTAAACTTTCCGAGCTAACAAAGTATGCAAAGCATCACTTTGCTACCAAGCGTCCAATTATGGTTTGGGGTCCTCCCGGCATCGGCAAGTCAGATACATTTAAGGGTATCAAAGAATCATACGAAGCAGAAGGCAAGTCTTGCTTACTAATCGACTGCCGACTGTCTCTTTGGGAGCCAACCGACCTTAAAGGTTATCCTTACTACAATCAGGAAACAAACCGTATGAGCTTTAGTGCTCCGGACGAACTTCCCTCCGAAGAAGAAGCTGCAGAATACGATATCATTATTTTGTTCCTAGATGAACTTAACGGTGCAGCGCCTGCAACACAGGCTGCAGCATATCAGCTAATCCTTAACCGTGCAATTGGCAAATATCGTTTGCCCGATAACGTTGTTATCGCTGCAGCCGGTAACCGTGAGACAGACAAAGGTGTTACATATCGTATGCCTAAGCCGTTAGCAAACCGCTTCCTACACTACGAAGTACGTGTAGACTTTGAGGACTGGTTTGACTGGGCAGTATTGCACAATCAGCATCCAGATGTAATTGGTTACCTAACTACGTTCAAAGAGGACTTGTACAAGTTTGACGCTACAAGTTCAGATCGTTCGTTTGCTACACCTCGTTCATGGGAGTTTGTATCCGATACAATTCAAAACACAGACGGGTTTACAGAGGAAGAAGTAACCGATATGGTTGCTGCAGGTATCGGCGAAGGTACTGCTCTTAAGTTTAAAACACACCGTCAAGTTGCAAGTCAGTTACCTAACCCAAGTGACATCCTAGACGGTAAAGTTAAGGAGTTGCAAACAGATAATATTAGTGCAAAGTACTCGCTAACTACTGCACTATGCTACGAACTTAAAGAAGCATATGACAACAACAAAGATGTCAATGGTAAGTTTGACAACTTCCTAGAGTTTATTCAAAACAACTTTGAAGCGGAAATGGTTGTTATGGCGTGTACAGTTGCACTAGGCAAGTACAAAATCCGGATTAAGTTTAATCAGCTAAACAACTGGAAAGGATTTATTTCCAAGTACGGTACGCTGATTGAAATGGCGTAATATTAATTACGTCACTCCTGGGTGAAGTAGGGTCCTAGTGGCCCTACTTCTTTATGATAAGTATATGTATGGAGTTGTTATTGACAGAAGTAACTAACCCACATTGTGGATACATGAAAAAGTTTAAACACGTTGTAGATTTAAACAGTCACGGTGTCTCAAGTAAGTACATAGAATGGTGTAATGCTAACTGTAAACACCGTTGGGGATGGCACTTTTGGCAAAGTGAAGAAGCAAAACGAATTTCACAAATGGCATGGCACGACGATTGGCTACCGCCTAAAAAGGTTGTAGAAGGTACCCAAGCATATGTTAGTTTTGAATCATATGACGAGATGATTTTATTTAAATTAATTAACATTAGTGGTTGACAATACATCTTACTTCGTTTATTATAATACTGTAATAGAAATTCCAGGAGTATATTATATGCAACAGTTCAATAACGCATACGACAAATTAGTAGCAGCTCGTGTAAAAATGTTGTTTAAGCAACCGTTCTTCGGGCAAGTAGCATGTCGTTTAAAACTAGTTAAAGTAGAAGAAGATTGGTTGCCTACTGCCGCAGTAGACGGACGCAACTTTTACTATAACGAAGAATTTGTAATGTCACTAGACATAGACGAGACTGTGTTCTTGGTTGCACACGAAGTTGGACACTGCATATACGAACACTTCCTACGCAGAGGTGACCGAGAAGGTAAACTATGGAATATGGCAGGCGACTATAAAATTAACGGTATGTTAGTACGTGAAAAAATCGGTCGTCTTATTACTACAGTTAAACCTCTATACGATGCAAAGTATGACTCAGACGACTGGACTGCTGAAACAATTTACGAAGAACTTAAACAGTCTGGTGCAGCACCGCAACAAACATTAGACGTCCATTTAGAGATAGGCGATGAAGATGGTGACCAAGAAGGCAGTTCTCAAAGTGAAGGCAAAGGTAAGGCTCCTAAAATTTCAAAAGATGATGCTAAAGCTATCGCAGACGAAATGAAGAACGCAATTATACAAGCCGCACAAAGTGCAGGTGCTGGTAATATTCCTGGAGATATTAAGCGTATGATTGGCGAACTAACAGAGCCTAAAATGGACTGGCGTCAGATGATCCGTGTGTCACTTGAAAGTAACTTAACATCAGACTTTACATTTATGCGTCCTAATCGCAAAAGTCAGTTTAGTAATGTAGTGCTTCCAGGTATGCTAAAAGATCAGATGATTGATATTGCTATTGCATTAGACGTAAGTGGTAGTATTAGTTATGATGATTCCAAAGACTTCTTAAGTGAAGTACAAGGCATTATGGATCAGTTCGAATCATATAAAATTCGTATCTGGTGCTTTGACACAGAAGTTAGCGGCTACGATGAGTTTACACACGAAGATGGACGTTCAATTACAGAGTTCGAAATGACAGGCGGTGGTGGCACTGACTTTATGCCTAACTGGACATTTATGGAACAAGAAGGTATCGAACCTGATCAATTTATTATGTTTACAGATGGTGAGCCGTGGGGTAAATGGGGAGATCCAGACTACTGTGATACATTATTCCTTATTAAAAATGAATACCGAAAGCCTGAAGCACCATTCGGACAGAGCGTATACTACGAATCGCAGGAAAGAAAGGCTGCATAAATATCTATGAAAATTGTTAAACAGGGGTTGACACTAAGCGACAATGATCTTCATATTATAGATGTTGCAGTAGTAACTAAAATGATGAAGAATCGCTTAGTAGTAGAATTCAACGAAGAGCCAGATTTAGACAGTTTAGACTTTAGTGGCTGCACTGGCTTTCATTACATAAAAAGTTTAGGTAAAAAGTTGTATCAATTTTGGTTTGAAGAAGCAACTGATTTTGATACATTTTATTCAAATCTTATAGCGTATAAAATGTCTATCGACAACAGTGATAAATAAGTACGTATATAATTATTAGTCAATAGGAGTATAATATGGCTGAAGAAAATCAAAACACAGAAGCACAAGAAACAACAGAAGCACCAGCGGCTGCAGCAGATCAACCTGTTGCACCAAGTTTAGGTGTAGCTGATTTGCAAAATGCTGCACAAGTTATCGACTTAGCAATGCAACGTGGTGCTTTCCGTGCCGCCGAAGCTGCGCAAGTAGGTGTTGTATATAATCGCTTAACAGCGTTTATTACAAGTGTACAAGATCAACAAAAAGATCAAACAGAAGACGCCGCAGCTGAAGAAACAGCATAAGGAGGCTTATAATGGCAAATTTAAAACACATCGGACAAGTAACTAACACAGGTATTAAATGTGTTGTAGTGTTCCGTGAAATCTACGACGAACGTGGCAATGTTCAAGACAAAGATCATTGTTTAGTAGTAGAAACAGACAGACTACCAGACTATGCACACGACGATGTTGTTCGTGTAGTTGAGTCTGCAGCAGGACAAGAAGCAAGTGAGTTTTTTGAAATTGCTAACCGTAGTTACTTTAGCGATGGTGCACCAATGTTACAAGAGATGCACAAACGTGGTTGGATTAAAAAATACCCAACTACTAATATTACGTTAACACCTAATCGTAGCACAGGTGTATCACTAAGCGAAGTTAACGAAGTAATTCGTAAGCAACGTACAGGCATGAGCGAGCAAGATATTCGTAATACAATGGTAAACGACACAGATCAGCCGCCACGTACACAGACTACATTAGATCCAACGCAAACAATTGATCAGGCAGTAAACACTGGCGAACAAGCATTAGACGATTCAGCAATCGCACAAGGATTGTTATCGCAAGCTGAAACATTTTTAGCAGAAGCAGAAAGACTACAAGCTGAAGCATATGAAATGGATCCGTCATTGAAACCAAAGCGTGGACGTAAGAAAAAAGCTACTGCCAATGCCGATACATAAAAAAGATCGCAGTTTTCAAAATATATTAAGAGACGCTGACATTGACGAGGTTCCCCTTGAATTTGTTGAGCGTCTCGTTCTTGTACTAGAGAACGGCGATCGAGTAATATTCGAAGGCGAAGATTTACAAGAAGTTGAAGAGCCGAACATTGTATTGTTTATTTTAAGTGCAGTAGAAGACTTGGGCGAAGATTATGGTAGTCCAGTTCGTGATATTGAAATTATGATAGACTATAATAAACTCGAAGACCAAATTAGTAAACTAACAACAAATTTATTGGACAAAAAGAAAGATGATCCGAGCGATACTAGCGTGTGATGATGACTGGGGTATAGGTAAAGATAACGATTTGCCTTGGCCTCATAATCCTGCAGATTTAAAATGGTTTAAACAAAATACTACAGGCAGTGTAGTAGCAATGGGCAAGTCTACATGGGATAGCTTACCTAATAAACCACTGCCTAATCGCAATAACATAGTTGTAACCAGCAGTGCTGATGATTATAATGGCGGCGGGTATCATTATGTAAAGTTTGAAACTGCTAAAACAGAGCTAGTTAATATGAACAAGCTACAGGACGTTTGGGTAATCGGTGGTGCACAACTTGTTAATGGTCTATTATCAATAATTGATGAAATATGGTTAAGTCGTATTCCAGGAACATACGACTGTGATACATTTTTGCCACGTGAAATTATCGAAACTTCATATGAACTGTTTAGCAGTGAACGTGAAGGAGACTTATGGGTCGACAAGTGGAGACAAATATGAAAATTTTAATATTTGGATTACCTGGTAGTGGTAAAACTACACTAGCAAAACCACTAGCAGAACTATTAAACGGTGTACATTTAAATGCAGATAACATCAGAGAAAAGTATAACGACTGGGACTTTAGTCCTGTCGGACGACAACGTCAAGCAGAACGTATGCGTCATTTAGCAGACGGTGTTGTACTTGCAAATAAAATTGCTGTATCAGATTTTGTATGTCCTACAGATGAAGCACGTAAAATATTTGATGCTGATTTTACAATATGGATGGATACTATTCAAGAAGGACGTTTTGAAGATACAAACAAAATGTTTGTACGTCCGTACGAAGCATATGTCGATTATCATGTTAGCGAATGGTTCGATGATACACACGAAGTATTAATGCCAATAGTAAAAATTTGGATGGAGAGAAATAAAAATGGAACTGTTTGATCCACAAAAACCAACTGTACAATTATTAGGACGCTGGCAACCGTGGCATGACGGTCATACTGAATTAGTTAAACGTGCACTAGAAATCACTGGACAAGTTTGTATTATGGTACGTGATGTAGGCGGTATTATAGGAGAAGATGCAGGTGCCGGACGTACTGCAGTACAAGACGATAACCCGTTTACATTTAATCAAGTTAGAAAAAACATTATTTACGCATTATATGATGAAAATATCGCACACAATAAACATTACATTATCATGAAAGTTCCTAACATTGTAGATATTAGTTACGGACGTGGAGTAGGTTATACATTTACAGAACACGACTTAGGTGAAAAAATTCATGAAATTAGTGCTACAAAAATAAGAGCACAAATGAGAGAAGAGGGTACACTTTGAAGCAGTATTTAGATGCGTTACAACATATATTCAATAATGGAGAAGAAGTTACTGATCGTACCGGAGTAGGTACAAAGAGCGTGTTTGGATACCAAATGCGCTTTAATTTACAAGACGGATTTCCTGCGGTTACTACAAAACGTCTTGCATGGAAGAGTGTAGTAGGAGAACTGTTATGGTTCTTAGAAGGCAGTACAGATGAGCGTAGACTAGCTGAACTTACATACGGAGAGTCACGCAGCGAACTAGTAGACAAAGCAACTATTTGGACTGCTAATGCCGACAAGCAAGGTGTAGACTTAGGTTATATTAATACTACACTAACAAAACACTTAGGTCCTGTTTACGGTGCACAATGGCGTAACTTTAATGGAGAGCATCCAAAGTGTGATCAAATCACTAATATTATTAGTGAAATTAAAAATAATCCAGACAGTAGACGCATTATATTAAGTGCATGGAATCCATTACAAATTGAACAAATGGCACTTCCTCCCTGCCATACTATGGCACAGTTTAGAGTAATGAATGGTAAACTAAATTGTCAACTGTATCAACGTAGTGCCGATATGTTTTTAGGTGTTCCATTTAACATTGCAAGTTATAGTCTACTGACACATATGCTAGCACACATCTGTGATCTGGAAGTTGGCGAGTTTGTTTGGACTGGAGGCGACTGTCACATTTATATGAATCACTTAGAACAAGTACAAGAGCAACTAACAAGAGATGAACGTAAACTTCCTTACTTGTTCATGCCTCCTTTCTGCGATTTAGAAACATTACTAAACACAAGAACCTCAGATTATAAACTAATAGGCTACGATCCAATGCCAAGTATTAAAGCGCCAATGGCGGTATAATAAATAAATTTATGAAGTATTTTACAAAACTACATTACCCAGAATACGATTTAGAAAATGCTTTAAACAATTTAATAAAAAATAATTTAATAAATTGGCATCATGGACAAATCTGTATTAATGGAGTAAAAGAAGATCCTAGCAATCAAGCAATTGGTTGCGGTAGTTTATATTGGGATTGGGATAATTCATATTATGATGAAAACAATAAACTTGTAGTGCCAAAACGTACCACAATGTATACAGAAAAAGATTTTACTGTTTTTAATCCTACCTTCAATGGAACAGAATTCGAAGAGATGTATAATATGCTTGTACAACATCATGCTGTAGGAAGAATACGTTTAATGAAATCAAAACTAAAAACTTGTCTAACATGGCATACAGATGATAGTACAAGAATACATTATCCTATTAAGACACATGAAGGATGTCGTATGGTAATCGACGATGAAGTAATGCATTTACCAGCAAATACTTGGTGGCATACAAATACAAAAAAACCTCACACTGCATTTAATGGTAGTACTGATGATCGTATACATCTTGTTGTTTGTTTATTGGACGAATAAAATGTATAATATTGCAATAACAGGACATACTAGTGGACTAGGATTAGTTTTATATCAGCATTTTCCACAAGCAATTGGATTTTCTAGAAAAAACGGATATAACTTATTAGAAACTGCTAACATTAAAAGTATGATTAATGCTGCACAAGATTGTGACATTTTTATAAACAACGCATTTCCTGCAATTGCAGCGGATAGTGCCGAAGGTATGAATACACAATTAGATATATTATATAAAATTTACCAACGTTGGGAACATCAACAAAACAAATTAATTATTAACTTAGGATCAAATACAAGTGATGGTATCAAAAAACATTTCTGGCCATATGCTGCGGCTAAAGCAGCTACTGATAAAGCATGTGAACAGTTAAGCTATTTGAAAAACGGACCATCTGTGTGTAATTTAAGATTCGGTTATATTGATTTACCACATATAAATGAAATGGTACCAAACGAAAAAAAAGTGTCGATTAAAAATGCAATTTCAGCAGTAGACTATATTATAAGAACATTTGAGACAGGAAATACAATTAGAGAGCTTACTATAATTCCATGATAGAAATTGATTTACCTGACAATATATTAGAAAAATTATTGCACTTATCGAAACACGGAAATGCAAGTGAAATGCATGAACTAAGCATTATTGAAGAACAGGATCAAATCGAAGCTATTGTGTCTGAGTTTATCGATACAACTTATTACCACTACGGTAACTTGTTTTCACATATTAATCCGTTTACAACGCACGCCGATATTTCTGATTTAAAACAAACTATAATGCTAATGCCGATAAGTGCAGATCCATCTCAGCATTTTGTAGTATTCGATCAAAAAATAAACAATTTGTCACCGGTTAGTTGGATATGGAATTTGTTCGACGACAAAACTGACCAAGAATTAGCAGATATGTATTATCTAAGTGCATTAAAATCTAGACCATGTGAATATCCGAATATATCTGGATTAACTAATAGTTCGATTGATCCAGAACTAATGAAACATTTACCGTTTTCTGAAGAGTTTTACTACGGTCTATCAGGAAAAGCGTGGCCATATAAACCAGGAAAAGCACTTATATTTTCTGCAGTACATCCTCATGCAACAGGGTTAATGCAGAGCCCTAAAATTGGGTGTACAGTACAATTTAAAGCACCTTACGAAAAAGTTATACTTGGTCTGAATTCATCAATACAACACATCCAATTTTAAACTCAGACTGTTGTGCAGTTCCGTGTATCTGACTTGATTTAAATACTAATGCCTTACCCGGATTCCAGTGCCAAGCAATACCAGTTAGTCCATAATAAAAATTTTGATTTCCGTATGGCAATAACTTTTGTATGCTGTCAGGTAAAGGTTGATCAGTAATTGCACTTACACCTGGTGTGTCTGCCGGACGCACATCTATTAATACTTCACTGGGTAAATGATCGTTGTCAGCATCACTGGTACTTTGATCATAATAACCTGCTGGTTTATGTTTTTCGTGTTCTATACTGCTAAGTCTCCAACTCATACCATGTGATGTAAACTGCTGATCAAATACTAAAAGACGTTGTTCTTGTTCGGTAGTTTTATACAAAGGTACACACAAATTATAAACAGCATTCTTTTTATATCTGTCTACATGCAATGGTATTGGTTGTGTATGAGCATAGATATATGCGGTTTCCATTATATCTGTGTTTAGATAGTCGCCAAACGCACGTTCTCGCAAATCAGCATCTACATTCATATAAAACGGATCCGGATTCGCATTTATATCTACATGTTGTTTAACATAGTCTAAAAGTAATTCTATTGTACTTTCTTTAATATCAATTTCATGCGGCATGTTCGATATCCAATGTACCGTCAAGACTGAACATCAAAGCAATACGAGGCTTGTCGCTCATGTTTATCACAGCATGTGGATATCCGATATTTAAGAAATATGCATTGCCATCTTCTAAGTTGTATGCTTCTAATTTACCATCACGTTTAAAAAGATTAACTACGTTATTTCCGCCGTAAATTGGACAAATGCAACGTACTGCATAACTAACATCATAGTCTACATGAAATGGAATCATCTTACCTGGTGCTAATTTTGTAATACGTACACGACTAGCAGGAGATTTACACTGCTCTACAATACTTTGAATGTAACTTCCAGTATAATCTTCTGTAGGAACATTATACAAATGTTCCTCTCGACGTCTCAGACGTTCTTTAATACTCTCTGTATAAGGAAGTATTTCACTTGGCTCTGTTAAATTAATTTGTTCAAAGTTGTCATATACATCTTTTACAAGTTCCATATGGTTATCACAAAGCATTGGATTTGCACTACGTACATCTGTAAACTTTTCTGCTAATCTATCACTTTCAAATCTGAGTTTATCTAACTCGATATTGAGATTTAAGTTTTCTATTGTAGGTAAGTCTTGCTTTTTCATGATATTCTCCAATATACTATAATATATTTATTCTTGTCTTTTTTTCAATTTGTATTCAAAAAAGTTTTCATCGTCGTGTATGTTTATTAATTTATATCCAATAAGTTCGCTCACTTCTCTGAGCTCTTTTGCACGACTAACACGTTTTTCAAATGTTAAACTTGGAACAACTGTGCTTACCCATTCGGATTCTTTGTTGTTGTCAAATGTATACAGATGACTAAATTTATCTGTCAATGGTGTATTGTCTAATAGACGCAGTGTTTTTCCAATAGTAATATCTATACCATGTTTATAATAACTGTATTTGTGTAATAAGTCAATACTTTTTTGATGGTCATCATCAGTTTCTGTCGGATACCCAACTAAAAACATTAGTTGTATTCTTATATCATTCTTTGCACATTGATCCAATGTATAAATCATGTCTTCTTCAGTAAATCCTTTAATGATATCATTTCGGACTTTTTCACTTCCGCTTTCAATACCAATACTAACAGAATGGCATCCTGCTTTTTTCATATTAACAAAATCGTCTGGTGGCATTTGTGTTTCTGATCTACATATAAATTGCCCACTCCAAACTATTTTATCTTGAATATTACTGTTATACCTTGACATTACATAACACAAATCACGAAATGCTTTCATACTTCCATTGATTAGACTATCCATAAATCTATAAGAAGTTACTCCAAACTTTTCTTTGTTACTAATCATTTCTTGCGCAATATTTTCTCCAGTTCTAAATCTATAAGTTGGCCATATTGCTGCAACATTGCAAAAAGTACATTTTCGAACACATCCTCTGCTTCCAACAATAGGAATAGAAACTTCACAACTTTTATATTTTGGAAAGTCTTTGAAAAAATCTTCGTAATTAGGATATGCTATACTGTTTAAGTCGTTTAATGACGTTTTGTTTTCTTTGTTGTTTACA